GGCCACCGCGACCACCCGAACATCACGTGCCGCCAGCGGGGCTCACCGGGCACGTAGTACCGCTCGTACGCGCCGCGGGTCGCCGACACCGCGTCGACCGCGACCAGCCGCACCCACACCAGCACCAGCACCACCCCGACTGCGGTCAGTCCACCGGCCGCGTTGAGGAGAGCCTGGCCATCGGAGGTGCGCGGCTGCATCGGCGTGTGTCGCGGCCTGAGCTTGGCGGCGACGGCGCGCGCGCCCTTGCCGAGGAGGCCGGCCAGGAGCGGGGAACGCGAGGCCAGCCGATCGGCGACACCACCGAGCCGATCCGCGCACCAGGCCAGTCCGCTGCGTGCGATCGACGTCGCGTCGGCGCCAGTGCGGTAGACGATGAACCAGGCGACGAGCAGCACGAGCAGGAACAGGCCCATGTCGTCACGCCCCGAAGAAGGTGGCCAGCGGCCCGCCGAGGCGGCCGACGAACGCACCCAGCGCCCCGAACCACCCGGCCAGGGTCCCGGTCGTGGTCAGGATCAGGATCGGGGCGACCAGCGCCAGGAACGGGGTGGAAGCCTTCGGGGTGCCCTTGCCCTTCTTCAGCGGCGCTTCCAGCCACGCCACGTACAGCGCCCCCAGGCCCACGACGCCGAGGACGACGTTCACGCCGATGCCCAGCGCGCTCCCGCCGGCAGCTCCGGCCTGGCGCAGGACGTCCTGAAGGGTGGCGATGAGGCCACCGGAGACGGTGAGGCCGCCGAGGAACCACAGCCAGGTGACGACCTTCAGGGACTTCTTCTTCCACATCATGATCGCGCCGAGGGTGAGGAGCACGAACCCCACGACGCTCGTGCTGACGATGGTGCCGTTCATGGTCAGGTCCTTCCGCCCTGGTGGGGGCTCACTGGTTGACTGCGGTGGGGTTCGCGGCGAGGTACCGCTTCCGGACATCGGTGATCTTCTTGGCGAGGTGCGGAGCGCTGAACTGGGCGGCGAGCATCGGGCCCGTCACGGCATCGGGGTCACCGCCGCGGCGGCCGACTTCGGCGGCGAACCATTCGTCGACCAACTGTTTCTGCGTCTTAGTGCCAGTGGCCCGTATGGGGGTGACGTTCGAGGGGCGGGCCTGCTCGATCGCGGGCGCAACCGGCTTCGACGGCACGGTCTTCGCGGGCGGGCTCGGCGGCTGTAACGGGCGCTCCCCATGAGGAACAGCAGCAGGTTGACGCTGAACGCCCACTGGCGCTGGCTTGGCGGCCTCGGTGACGTGCGCCAACTTCATGCGGTAGTCCTGAGCGGCTTCGGTGAGCACGAGCAACAGCAGCACCGGTGACCCGTGGAGCACCGCCCCGAGCTGGTCTCCAACTCCGATGGCGTCGGTGCAGTTGAACACCAAGCTCATGCCCAGCCCCACCCAGCGCAACCGGGTCGACCACGCCGACTTCGTGCCCAGGCGGGCAAGGGTCTGGTCGCCGAGCAGGCCGATGCACAGGCCGATGTCGGTGGCGATGCCGATCGCGAGACCGGCCCGCCACTGCATCCCGTGCTTGGACATCAGGTCCGCTGCGGTGGAGGCCGAGACGGCCATGACGACGAACGCCACGACCCACACGCCCGTGGAGATGGCGCTGAGGGTCTGCCGGTCGCGGTCAGCCTGGCTGGTCACGAAGATGTCCTTCCGGGACGGGGTGGGTCAGGGGTTGATGCCGTCGGGCCAGGGCAAGGCGTCCAGCTCGCGGTCGAGCCGGCCGCACTTGACGACCGCCTGCTCGCGGGTCTGCGGCGTGTCCGGCTCCACCCAGATCAGGCCGCCGTGCTCGTCGCAGGTGTAGGCCATCTCCAGGTACGGCCCGTCGACGACCGGTGTGGTCGCGTCGCCTGTCTGCTCGCAGGACTGCGTCCCGGTGGTGACGGCGGCGAGGAGCAGGCCGAGGGCGGTGGTGCGGAGGGCGGGCATCGTGGCCTCCAGGTCGGTGCGGTCGGGGGCGGTGGGGACCGGGGAGGCGGGCTCAGCGGCGCAGTACGCCGACGGCGTCCGCCAGTGCCTCGATGTCGCTGACGTCGGTGGTGGTAGACATGCCCTGCCTCCCTCCTGCTAGGTGGGTGGTGGAACCCGGTGGGCGGTCCGGACGTCCAGGTCAGCAGGCCGCCCACCGGGGGCTCATTTCGGCTCGTCGCCGAACACTCTGCGGGCGACGTGGTCGGTCTCGTCGCGGACGCGGTGCTTCTCGTCGGGGTCGAGCCGGTCGTACTGGGTGCGCGCCGCCTGAGGGTTGGTCTTGGCGAGGTCGGCGATCCTCTGCGTCATGCTCATCGGCTGGCCTGCGTCCGGACCGACGCGGACACGAGGCTCAGCTGCTCGCGCTGGGCCTTCACGAACTGCTCGGCACCGCGTTCGGTGTCGCGGCAGAACCCGAAGCCCTCGCGGATCTCGGTCATCCGGTCCATCTGGTAGGCGGCGGCGAGGTAGTCGGTGTGGAGGCTGAGCAGCCGCATTGCGGTGGGGTTCCAGTCGACGCCGTCGCGGTGCAGTTCCTGCCAGGTGTCGTTGATCTGTCGGCGGACGTCGCGCAGCGCCGTCTCAGGTGTCTGGTGGACCTGCTGGGCGGTGGTCATGCGGGGTGTCCTCTCGGATCAGCGGTGGTCGGCGGCGAACTCGGCGAACCAGTCCGCGAAGTCGAGGTGTTCGTCGCGCCTGGCGGGATCGGTGGTCTCGACGGAGTGGCGGATCTCCCGCTGGAGCTGCTCCTGTGCGAGGTCGGCGTACCGGGCCGCCTCGGCGGGGTCGGTGTAGATGCGCATCGTGGTCAGCCCGTCTTGCCGCAGGTCTCGCACGGGCAGCAGCCGTCCGAGCAGCCGCCCTGGTCCTTGCAGTCCTTGCACTTCCTCGGCATCTCGGACGTCCTCTCCGGTGGTCGGGCGGTGGCGGTGTGTGGTCGACTGTAGCAAAAGACTTCCATGCTTGGTAGTCTTTGATCCATGCCGCCCCCGACATCAGCGCTTTTGCCCAGCAAGGGCAGACGTGACGATCACCCCGGGGCAGACTTCCGAGTTGTGACGCACAGACGGCCGGTAGCCCTCACAGACCTCGCCGAGCAGCTCGGGATCTCAGCGCGCGCCCTGCGCCTCCAGTACCGAGCCGGTCGCCTACCGGCGTACACACTGAGAGACGTCCCGAAGACGCCGCTGTTCGTTGATGCGGAGGTCGCCGACCAGGTGCGGGCATGGCACGCGGCGAACCCGAAGAAGCACTGGCCCACGTTCCCGCTGGAGCAGGCCACGACCGAGGAGGAACCCGATGGGCCGTGAAATCCGCAGAGTCCCGCTCAACTTCGACTGGCCCATCGGCAAGGTTTGGGAGGGCTACCTCACCCCCGAATCACTCCACGGCAAGCCCTGCGACCAGTGCAACGGCGGAGAAACCTGGTCCTCCCGCTGGCTTTACCTCCTCTGCTCCCGCATCGCCATGCTCGCCACCGATGTACGCGACCAAGAACGCGGCAAGCCCATGCACCCGTGGCTCGCGAACGACGCCTACCCGCCCATCAAGTGGCGGCCCGACCGGGACCAACACCGCCCGTTCGCGTCCAACGACTACGACGTGATGCGCCCGAGCGCCGACATCACCCAACTCCTCGCTGGCATCTCCCGGTGCGAACCCAACCAGATCGGCGGATTCGGCGGACCCAATGCCGAGTACGACCTCTACAAGGCCATCGTGAAGGCGTCCGGTCTGGACACCTGGGGAATGTGCGAGCACTGCGAGGGGCACGGCGAGCACGAGCGATACGAGGGGCAGCGCGCCGAACGAGAAGCGTGGGTGGCGACTGACCCTCCCGAGGGCGGGGGCTGGCAGATGTGGGAGACGGTGTCCGAAGGCTCCCCCGTCTCCCCGGTGTTCCCCGACGCCGAAGCCCTGGCCCGCTGGCTCACCACCACCGCAGGCGGCCAAGCGGCCGGGCCGAAGCGGCAGCCCATGACGATCGAGCAGGCTCGCGGGTTCGTCGGCGCGGGCTGGGCTCCGACCGGGATCATGAACGCGGGTGGCCAGCACGACGGGGCGGACTTCGTCGGCACGCAGGCCGTGTTGAACCAGCACGAGGAGGAGCTAGGTGCCTGAGCTGCGTCCGCTGCCCGAGTGCGAACCCCCTGCCGCCACGTCGTGCCCGGCCGAACGCTCCGACGGCACCCCCTGCTGGATGCTCCCTCACCCCGGTAGCACCCACATGACCCGCGAGTGGGAAAAGTTCCACGTGCCCGTCGAGCGGATGCGCAACATCAACCTCGCCCAGCTCGACCCGCTCCGCGACGCACCCCACGCCCTCAAACCCACCGCCGGACAGAAAAAGGACAGCTAACACACCCCAGGGCCACGGCGACACACACCAGACACACCACCGCCACCAGGAGCCCACATGACAACCCCGCCCCGCACCCTCGCCGCAGCCATCGGCACCGTCCTCCTCGCCACCGCGGGCACCGGGTACGTCGCCTACGCCACCACCCAACTAGCCACCACCAGCGCGGCTCCGACCGAACAACCCGAAGACCCCCTCACCACCGCGGCCACCGACTGCAAAACCACCAGCCACGCCGACCTCGCCGCCGACGGCTCCTCCATCACCTACGACGGCGTCACCACCGACGCCGGCCTGAAGAACGTCGCGTGCGTCATGACCGCCCTGCACGCCCCCGATTCCGTCATAGCGAAAATCGACCGGACTCGTGCGCTCGACGGCGTCGTCGAGGACTCGTGGAGCACCTACAAGGCGTCCTGGACCTACCACCCGGATCGAGGGCTGGACCTCATCATCGAACACCGCTGACACACCCGGTTCGTTCACGGCCCCGTACGCCCATCCGGCTGCGGGGCCGTGCTGCTACCCGGCCGACACCCGGCAGCAGCACTCACCCAAACGGGCACCTCAAGTGCGATAATCGGACACACACGTCCGCTCACCGGACGACCCCGACCGCCGAAGGGGACACCGTGAACGACCTCGACGCCACCCTCCGCCGCATCGACACCGCCACCGGCTGCCACCGCTGCGGCGAACCTCTCCGCAACTCCCCCTCGGACGACTTCTGCTCTGAGGCCTGCCAGCACGCCTGGGCCTCCGCTCGCGTCCACGTCGACCCGCAGCACCACAACCCCGGCCTGCACTTCGGCGCACCCCGACGCGTCCGCTACGCCGACACCCGGCAGCCCGTCACCCTCGACCCACAAGACCGGCAAGCCCTCGCCAACGTCCACTTCGTGACCGGCCCGCTGCTGCCCCCAGCGCCCCTCACACCGCAAGAGCACGACGAGCCCAACCGCCCCTGGAACAGTCCCATCGACCTGCCCCCGCTGGTCTTCGAGGCCGTGCAGGTATCCCCGAACGCCCTGCGACTTCTCCTGGGCCAGGACATCGAGGTGCCCCGTGGATGACGACCTGCTGCCCTGGCTCCGCGACCGCATCGAGGCTCGCCGCCAGATCGCCGCTGCTGCCGCCGCACTCCAGCACGACCCCGAAGACGGCTGGGGATCACAGCAGCACTCCTCCGGTAGAGGCCACACCATCACGCCCCACATCGGCCACGTCTTCGAGGACGAGTCCATCGCTCACATCCTGGAGAACGACCCGCACGCCGTGCTGGCCCAGTGCGAGGCGCAGACCGCCCTGCTGGAAGACGCTCTCGCCCGCAAGCACCTCGTCGTCGAGGGCGACGGCTGGTTCACCTGCCCCGCCGCCACCGAAGAACGAGACGGCGACACCTGCCACCGTGACGACGCGGGCGGCCAATGCGACTGCGGCCGCGATGCCGCTGTCGAGCGCACCATGAAGACCCTCGCCCTGGCCTACCAGCACCACGAGGGCTACCGAGCGGAGTGGAGACCATGACCGACTGCATCTGCCACCCCTGCCGCACCCGCACCACACCCCGCCTCGCAGCCGACGGCCTCCGCACCTGCCAGCACACCGCCGACACCTACCGCGACCACCTCGCCTACATCCCCAGCCACTGGTCTTGGCTCGACACCCTCACCGCCCGACTCCCCGTCAAGCGCGACACCGTCGGACGAGTCGGCCGCATCCACTCACCCTCGCCCGTCAACCTCACCATCGTCGCCCTCACCGACCCCCGAACCTCCTGGCACGAAGACGGCGACCTCCTCAACCCCCGTCGCGCCCTCGGCGAGATCGTCACCGCCATCCGCACCGCCGTCGGCAACACCGACACCCACCTCCTCGCCGTCGCCCCCGCCGCCCGGTACCTCACCCGGTGGGCCGACTTCACCCTCCGCCAGGACTGGGCCGCCGACGCCTGCCACGCCGTCGCCCAGGTCCACCAGGTCATCCGACGCGCCTGCGAGGAGATGAGCGTCGAAGACCACACCCCCAAGCCACGCCCGGTCGGCTACTGCCCCGAGGCCACCGATGGCCAGACGTGCGGGACGGCGCTGTGGCACACCACCCCCGGAGCCCCGGTCATCTGCTCCGGGTGCGGCGCGACCTGGCCGCCCGCGACCTGGACCCGGCTGGCAGGAGCAGCATCGTGATCAAGCAGCGGAAGAGGCTGGTCGACGTCGAGACCGTCGCGTTCGCCTACGGCGTCTCCAAGGGCACCATCGCCAGATGGGCCAGCCTCAACCACTGGACCCCCTACGGCACCGCCCGCGCACGACTCTGGGACCTCAACGAAGCCCAAGCCACCTACGACCGGCTTCACCCACCGCACGCCCACCAGGAGGCATCGTGACCGAGTACGACTACGACCTGGAGTTCCTGGAGGACGGCCGCACCATCGAGCTGATCTCGATCGGGATCGTCGCCGACGACGGCCGCGAGTACTACGCCATCAGCCGCGACGCGACCAGGGGCAAGCTGGAGCGCCGCATCCGCAAGAACCAGTGGCTCATGGACAACGTCGTCCCGTCGCTGCCGAAGCCGTACGGCGACTGGAACAACCACATGCCCCAGAGCTGGTTGTTCGACTACAACAGCGGGTTGGTGAAGCCGCGCGCCCGGATCGCCGCCGAGGTCGAGGCGTTCCTCCTCGCCGCCGGGCGACCGGTCCTGTGGGCTGACTACGGCGCGTACGACCACGTCGCCCTCTGCCAGCTCTGGGGACGCATGATCGACCTCCCCGAGGGGATACCGATGTTCACGTGCGACATCCAGCAGGAAGCGCTCCGACTCGGCGTGCCGTGGGACGAACTCCCGCAGCAGCCCGACGGCCACCACAACGCCCTCGCCGACGCCCGCCACAACGCCGTCAAGCGCGCCTACCTGAACACCAAGGCCAACACGCCCCGACCGCGTCCACTTGCGCACTGACCAGCAGCGAAGCTATCTTGTCGATGTTGGTGAACTGTCCCCAACGCGCGATGCATCCGAAGCCCCCGCAGACCACACGGTCACGGGGGCTTCGTCGCATCCACAGACCGGTCAGGGCCGCACGAACTGGAACCAGTCCCTCCCGAACACGGACCAGAACACGGCCAGGCCCTGACCACCCAACCCCGGCGCACCGCGCAGCGCCGGGACCCACTCCCTGCCCTGCGGGGGGCAGGTCGAGCGCGGCGCCCGGCCAGGCACGGCGGTACCTGGCCGGGCCCGCGAACACCAACCGGGAGGTACAGGTGCCCTTCCCGCCCGCCATCACCACCCGCACCTACACCGGCACCATCCTCGGACCCGACGGAAACCCCGCCACCGGAACCCTCACCTTCACCCTGTCCCAACCGCTCTACGACGCCACCAACAACGTCGTCATCGGCCCCGACCGGCCCCTCACCGCCACCCTCACCGCCGGTGCGTTCAACATCGTCCTGCCCGCCGCGGCCTGGCACTACGTCGTCCGCATCGACACCGACGTGCTGAAGGACGTCTACCTCCTCACCGTCACAGCCGGAGACGGCGAACTGCACTTCGCCGACACCTACCGCGCCGCCGCCGCAGCAGCACAGGTCGAGTTCTTCGCGCTCCTCGGCCACCTCCACCAGATCGCCGAGATCACCGGCCTCGACACCGCACTCGCCGCCATCGACGCCCGCCTCGACAACCTCGAAACAGGCGGCGCCAGCAGCACCGGAGGCGGCACCACCGACCACGGTCAGCTCACCGGCCTCACCGACGACGACCACCCCCACTACCTGACACAGACCCGCGGTGACGCGCGCTACGTCCAGCCCCTCGCCCTCGTCGACCTCGTCACCACCACCGAACTCGGCGACGCACTCACCGCCCACGCGCAGGCCGCCGACCCGCACCCCCAGTACCGCAGCCACCAAGTCCGCGCCCGCGTCACCACCGGCACCCCTGCCGGCGACAACCTCCCCAACACGGGTGGCGTGTGGCAGCAGTACGCGCCCGTCGGAGAACTCGCCATCGACGCGCAGCCCGGCGACGAACTCCAAATCCAAGGCGGGTGGCTCAGCCTCGCCGACAACGACAGCTTCTACGAGATCGCCATCACCGTTGACGGCGCGCTCGTGTGGTTCGGCTCCACCGAGACCAGCACACCCAGCCCCGAAGGCGACCCCGCGCTCTACCCCGGCCTGCGCCCCACCGGCTGGTACGCCGCAGCCACCGTCACCCCCGACCTGATCGACACCGACGGCCAGGTCCACGTCGTCCTCGCCATCCGCACCACCGGAACCAGCGGCAAGCTCTACTACAGCAGCGCCTACCCGTTCCGGTGGCAGGTCAGGAACCACCGATGACCACGTGGCTCGCACAGAACACCGACCACGGCACCGAAGTCCTGCCCGTCAACGACCTCATCACGCACGACGGCGACGACTGCGTGTGCATACCCACCGTCGAACACGTCCCCCGCACACGGGGAGGGGACAGCTGGCTGGTCGTGCACCACAGCCTCGACGGGCGAGAGCGGCACGAGCAGTAGGAGGTGCGCCGTGGCTGGTGTCTGCTCCACCCCCGGCTGCCCCGAACTCGTCGACCGCGGCCAGTGCGACCAACACCGGCGCGAGACCAGCAGACGCCAGCACCGCACCGTCCCCACCAAGATCGCTCGCACCCACGCAGAGCGGAAACGCAGAGCAGCCGTGGTGCGTCGACACCGGGCACAGCACGGCAACTGGTGCCCCGGCTGGCAACGCCCCGCACACGAAGCCACCGACCTCGTCGCCGACGACGTCATCCCCGTGTCCCACACCGGGCGACCATCGGCCGAACTGCAAGCGCTCTGTCGATCCTGCAACAGCAGGAAGGGAGCGCGCTGACATGGCCCGTGATCAGTACCGAGGCGAGTGGTGGGCCTACCGCTTCTGGCCAATCCCGCTGCTCACACCACAGTGGTTCGACGAGACCCCGGTGACTTCCAGACTGGGCTTCGTCTGGGCATGGATGCGCAGCAAGGGACTCATCCGTCTGGCCAAGGAGCCGGACCAGGCCGCTGATCGCACGTGAGCAGCAAGCGCACCATCACCGTCATCTGCGCACCCACCAAGCGCGCAGCCCGACGGTACGCACGCAAGCACGGACTGCGGCGACGCGACTGGGTCCACGCATCCACCCTCGCCCGCATCCTCCAAGCACAGCGGACCAAGCACGTCGACCTCGACGGCTACCGCGACGCACCACACGGGGACCGCACACACCACGCCGCGCTGATGCAGGAGCGCTGGACCAACGACCACCTCGACCACATCACGTGATCATCACCGGGCGTCCCGCAACCCCCTCCAGATGATCAACCAACCCGGTCGATCACCCCCCTGACCTGCACCCCAGGGGGTGCCCCCTCCCCCCACCCCCGACGCCCCGCCGTGAGCAAGGCGTCTCGCCGGTGCGGCGGCTTCAGAACTTCCGGCTCGACGGCGCGACGCCCCGAGCTTCCCGGACGCCGCGCGATGCGGCTGATGGAAGGTGATCACCATGCCCAAGGGCGGAGCACGCACCCGGTCCGGCCCACCGCCGGACCCGAACGCGCTCGCACGGGAACGCGACGCCGGCGAGTGGACCGTCCTGCCTGCGGCGGGCCGGCAGGTTCCCGCGCCGCAGTGGCCGCTGACCGATGCGGACGAGCGGGAGCTGGCGTTGTGGACGGAGCTGTGGGCGAAGCCGCAGGCGTTCATGTGGGCCCGCTTCCACCAGGAGCACGAGGTCGCACTGTACGTGCGACGCCTGGTCGAGGCGGAGAAGCCCGAGTCGAAGGTCACGGTCGGGACGCTGGTGAGGCAGATGGGCGACTCACTCGGGCTGTCCACTCCGGGGATGCGGGCGAACCGCTGGCGGATCGAGGCTGCTGCTGACTCGTCTCCGTCCGTGAAGCCGCCCGCGGCACGCAGGTCGGCGCGCGAGAGGTTCAAGGTCGTCGATGGCGACGGCGCCTGATCCGTTCGTCGTCGACTTCCCCACGCTGTTCGTCGCACTGGACTGGACGGAGCACCACTGCGTCATCCCGGACGGGTTCCGGCAAGGCGAGCCGTTCGAGCTGATCGACTGGCAGGCCTGGTGCTTGGCGAACTTCTACCGGGTCAAGCCCACGGCGCTGTGGGTGCCGTCCAATCCGATCCTGGCGCCGGCGTTCTACTACCGGCGGTCGCAGATCGTGCTACCGCAGAAGGCGGGCAAGGGGCCGTACACGGCGGCGCACGTGTGCCTGGAGGGTGTGGGTCCTGCGCTGTTCGCCGGATGGGCGAAGGGCGGGGAGGTCTACGACTGCCGCCACCACGGTTGCGGTTGTGGCTGGATCTACGAGTACGAGCCGGGCGAGCCGATGGGGATGCCGTGGCCGACTCCGCTGATCCAGATCACGGCGTTCTCCGAGGAGCAGACGGACAACGTCTACGACGCGCTGCGGCCGATGATCGAGAAGGGTCCGCTGTCGGAGGTCATCCCGCGCACGGGTGAGGAGTTCATCCGACTCCCGAACGGCGGGCGGATCGACACGGTGACGTCGTCGGCGCAGTCCCGGCTGGGGCAGCGTGTGACGTTCGTGCCGCAGGACGAGGTCGGCATCTGGACGGTGTCGAACAAGATGGACAAGGTGGCGTCGACGCAGCGCCGCGGCTTGTCGGGCATGGGTGGCCGGGCCGAGGAGACGACGAACGCCTACGACCCGGCGGAGAACAGCGTCGCGCAGCAGACGGCGGAGTCGACGTCGAAGGACGTGTTCCGGTATCACCCGCAGGCGCCGAAGCACCTGTCGTACAGGAACAAGCGGGAGCGGGCGCAGATCCACCGCTACGTGTACGGCAACTCGCTGCGGGAGCGTGGCGGGCACATCGACCTGGACGCGATCGAGGCCGAGGCGGCGGAGATCGCGGAGAAGGACCCGGCGCAGGCGGAGCGGTTCTACGGCAATCGCTGCACGTCGGGTACTGGGTCTTGGCTCAAGGACGGGCTGTGGGACAGCCGGGGCCGCAGGGCTCTGGGGTTGCCGCCGCGGATCGTCCCGGCGAAGACGAAGATCTGCCTGGGCTTCGACGGCAGCGATACCGGGGACTGGACGGCGATCCGGGCAGAGACGCTGGACGGCTTCCAGTTCACGCCGACGTTCGGCCCGGACGACCAGCCGACGATCTGGGATCCGACCAAGTTCTCGAGCGAGATCCCCCGGCTGGAGGTCGCGGCGGCCCTGGACCACCTGATGTCGACCTACCGCGTGCTGCGGATGTACTGCGACGTGCGCGAGTGGAAGACGGAGATCGAGGGCTGGCAGTTGCAGTACGGCGAGAAGCGGGTGATCAAGTGGGAGACGAACCGGCCGGTGCAGATGCACGAGTCGCTGAAGCGGTTCGTCGCTGACCTGCCTCTGGTCATCACCCACGACGACTGCAAGGTCACCGGTATCCACGTGGGCAACGCCCGGAGGGTGGCGAAGCCGGGTGAGCGGTACGGCCTGGGCAAGCCCTCGGAGCACCAGAAGATCGACCTTGCGGTGTGCTCGGTCCTCGCGCACGAGGCCCGGTCCGATGCGCGTCTGGCCGGCGCGACCGACGACGACACCTCGCAGCGGCGCGTGGTGGTCTCTTCTCGCAGGTAGGAGGTCCGCGTGAAGCTGTCGGACCTGAAGCCCGAGGAGTGGTACTACCGCCTGAACGTGCGGCGGATGCTTCAGCGCACCGCGGCGGTGAACTGGTGGCAGTACGTCGACCTGGAGCAGCCGCTGTACTACGTGGCGAAGATCCTCCAGGAGCAGGGCGAGCGGTTCCCGGCGTTGATGATCTCGTGGCCTGAGCTGGTGCTGGAGTCGGTCGAGGAACGCCTCATCCTGGAGACGTTCCTCATGGCCGACCGGGACACGCAGGTCGACGAGCTGGTGGCCACGTGGCAGGCGAACGACCTGGACGAGTACTCCAGCGAGGCGCACCTGGCGGCGATGACGTCGGGGCAGCACTTCATCATGGTCGGCCCTGGTGATGGCGCCTATCCGATGGTGACCACGGAGTACTGCGACCAGGTCGCGGTGGAGATCGACCCGCGGACCCGGCAGCCGATCGCGGGTGTCCGGGTGTGGCAGGACGACGCGCCGGGGTCGGTGGACACGTTCGGTGCGCTGTACCTGCCTGGCCGGGCGTTCGAGCTGGAGAACGGCGAGATCGTCTCCGAGACGAAGCTGGGTGATTGGGCGGACCGGATCGCGCAGGACCCGACGCTGCCGAGCATCCCGATCGTGCCGATGCTGAACAAGCCACGCCGCGGCACCGGCCGTAGCGACTTGGTGGCAATCAAGCCGCTGGTGGACGGCGCGAACCAGTTCGCGACGAACATGATGGCCGCCGGCGAGCACCACGCCGTGCCGCGCAAGTACGCGGTGGGCGTCTCTCAGAAGGACTTCGTCGACGAGAACGGCCAGGAGATCCCGCTGTGGAAGGTCGCCCTGGGCGATGTGTGGGCGGTCCCGCACGCCAAGAGCGACGACGGCATGTCGGAAGCGCCCGAGGTGAAGCTGGGCCAGTTCAGCGCCTCTGACCTGCGGAACTTCCACGAGTCGGTGAAGATGCTGGCCACGCTCGCCGCGTCGGTGTACGGGCTGCCCCCGAACTACATGGGCTACTCCAGCGACAACCCGCCGTCGGCGGAGTCCATCAACTTCTCCCTGGAGCGGCTGGTGCGCCGCACCGAGAAGCGACAGCTGTGGATGGGCGGCGCGTGGGAGCGGGCGCAGCGCATCGTGTGGACGATCCTCGGCAACGACCCGGCTGAGATCGCAGGGCTGGAGTCGAAGTGGCGCAACGCCGCGACCCCGACTCTGGCGTCGAAGATGGACGCTGCCGTGAAGGGCATTCAGTCGGGCCTGATCGACGACGAGCAGGGATGGATTGACGTCGGCTACTCCGAGCAGGAGAAGCGCGGTATGCGGGAACGCAGAGCCCGCCAGTACAACCCGGTGGCGATCGCCCAGAACGTGCGCCTCGCGGCAACGACGGGGTCGGCGTTGACGGGGGTGGGTGGTGCTGCCGCCGCGGGTGGCTGAGGTCGCTCTCGCTCACTCCGCGGCACAGAAGCAGCTCACCCTCTCCGCGTTGGCCCTGGTCACGCAGGGCTTGCGGGTGGCTCGGGGGCGTCCGGAGGTGTGGCGTGACGTGGTGGCCGACATGGGAGCCCAGCTCCTCGCGCTCCAGGTGGCCGCGGCGACGCTCGCGGACGGCTACCTGGACGAGGTGCTGGACGCCCAGGGTGCCGACCCCGGTGCGGTGGCTGCGGTCAACCCACAGGCGTTCGCGGACCTGACCGACGGTGGCGGGTCGTGGCTGCTCAACCTCGTGTACGCGCCGAACTCGGTGACCACGCGCGGCTTGTCGCAGTCCCAGATGCTGTCGCAGTTCGCGTTCGTGGCGCAGTCGGTCACGGCGGCTGGAGTGCGAGACATCGGCCGGTCAGCGGTGCAGACCGGGATGCAGGCCCGGCGAAGCGCGAAGAACTACGTGCGGATGCTGAAGCATCCGTCGTGTGGGCGGTGCGCAATCCTTGCCGGGCGACGCTACTACCGCCTGAAGGCGTTCAAGCGCCATCCAAACTGCGACTGCCTGCACATCCCGGCTGCCGAGGACTCCGGCGACTGGACGACACGGCCAGAGGACTACTTCCGGTCGCTCTCTACGGAGGAGCAGGACCGGATTTTCACCGAGGCCGGTGCTGAGGCGATCCGACTAGGCGCGGACATGAGCCAGGTCGTCAACGCCCAGCAGGGCATGACCACGGTGACCGCCTACGGGCAGCAGGTGCAGGCCACCACGACCGGGACCACGGTCCGCGGGCTGGCCGGTCAGCGCCTCGCCTCTGAGGGCGTAACCAGGACGGGCCGGTACACGAACGCCCGCACACCCCGGCTGATGCCGGACGAGATCTTCCGCCAGGCCGAGTTGGCCGGGTGGGACGCCGCCGAGGTGCTCCGGCAGCTCAGGCGGTTCGGCTATCTGCTCTGACGCGCGACGCGCAGGGCCCAACCCTACGGAGACGGCGCGATGCCCGACCGCACCCACGCCTGGCCTGCGCCGGGCACCATCATCGGCCACACCTCCCGCGGGCCCGTGTTCGCGATCGCTGGTGGCGCCGAGGACACCCCGCCGGCTCCGGCGGCCCCCGCTGCTCCCCCCGCGGTTCCCCCGGTAGGCGCGACGCCACCGGCGGCACCCGACCCGCTCGACGCTCCTCTCGGTGAGCCTGGCCTGCGCGCGTTGCAGGCCGAGCGTGAACGCGCTGCTGCGGCGGAGCGGGAACGTGACGAGCTCGCCCGGTGGAAGGCCGAGCAGGAGCAGCAGAACCTGACCGAGCTGGAACGCGAGCGTGCCCGCGCCACCGCGGCGGAAGAGGCACTGGCCACCGAGAGGACGCAGCGACTGCGCCTCCAGGCGGCAGCGGAGCACTCGATCCCCGCGGAGTACCTGCTGCTCCTCACGGCCACCGACGAGGCGGCCCTGAAGCAGCAGGCGGAGTCCGTGGCGGCGCTCGTCGCCGCGAAGTCCGCTGGGCCGACGCCTCCCGCTCCGCTGCCCGGTCAGGGCGCACCGGTCACTCCGCCCAACACCGCGTCCGTCGCGGCCGGGATGGAGATCTACCGGAAGCAGCACCAGAAGCAGAACTAGCCCTGAAAGGGACAACATGGACCTCACGCTGAGGACCGAGACGTTCGCCGTGGACGACCAGTCCTGGCTGGGGTCTCGTCACGGTGTCGGGGAGTGCGCGAGCGTCACGCTCGACACCTCGACTTTCACCCCGGCCACGCACTACCCCAACGGGTTCTTCAAGAGCGGCATCGCCCTCGCGAAGATCACCGCCACGGGCAAGTACGGGCCCTACGACAACGCCGCGGCCGACGGCCGTCAGACCCTGGCCGGTTTCCTGTTCGCCGCGGTGTCCGCGCCGTCGGTCAACACCATCGACCCCGTCGGGGCGATGCTCGACCACGGCAAGGTCGTCAACGCCAAGCTCCCCGTTCCCGTCGACGCGGCCGGTCAGGTCGACGTCGCCGGCCGGATCATCTTCTACTGAGGGAGGGCTGTACTAGATGGACATCTACGACGAGTACGTCACTCCCCCCGAACTGAGCGGCTACGCCCGTGCGGCACTGCAAGACCGGCCGGAGAACGAACTGTCCCTGGCCGACTGGTTCCCCTACCAGCCGGTCAACGACCTGGTCTACCGCTTCAACCGCGGTGGCGGTGGGCTGCTGGAGGCCGCGGAGTTCCGCGCCTACGACGCCGAGCCGGGCTTCGGCGCCCGCGAGGGCATCAGCCGGGTGACCGGTGAGCTGCCCCCGATCGGCCAGCAGTACGTGCTGGACGAGTACAACAACCTGCGCCTGCGCAACGCGGGCGAGGAGATCCGGAACCTGCTGCTGCGGGACGCGGCGCGCATCGCCAAGCAGATCGACATCCGCATGGAGTACGCGCGTGCGGAGGCCCTGGTCTCGGCGACGGTGACGCTCAACGAACGCGGCGTGCAGGCCACGGTCGACTTCGCCCGGTCCGGCACGCACAGCGTGACCGCGGCCGTGGCGTGGTCCGATCACGCCACCTCGACGCCGATCAGCGACCTGCAAGCGTGGTCGGACACCTACGCGGAGACCAACGGTCAGCGCCCCGGCGCGATCCTGATGTCTCTCCAGGCCCGCGGGCACCTGCTGCGCAACGCCGAGGTCCAGGGGCAGGTGTTCCCGCTCGCGGCCACCGCGCCTCAGGTGACGGTGACGCAGCTGAACACGGTGCTGGCGGACTTCGACCTGCCGCCGATCACGGTGTACGACGCGAAGGCGCGGCGGGCTGGCACGGTGCAGCGCTACATCGCGGCGGACAAGGTGCTGCTGCTGCCGCCGCGGGGCAACGCGTTGGGAGCGACGCTGTACGGCACGACGCTGGAGGCGCAGGAGCCGGAGTACGGCTTCGGTGGCGCTGATCTGCCGGGGCTGGTGGTGGGCGCGTTCAAGCAGAAGACCACGCCGATCCGGGTGTTCACGATCGGGTCGGCGATCGCTCTGCCGATCCTGGGTGACCCGGACCTGTCGTTCGTCGCGGACGTGCTGTGATGCGGCGGCTGGCGGGGTTCGTGCACGTGGACGGGCGGGTGTTCGGGCCGGAGGACGAGGTGCCGTCGGATGTGGCGGGCCGGATCACGAACCCGAAGGCGTGGGTTGCTGGCGAGGTGGCGGAGTCGTCGGAAGGCGAGTCGGAGGAGCCGCCGCGGTCCGGCAAGGGGTCGGGGCTGGAGGCGTGGAAGGCGTACGCCGAGGGTCTCGACATCGTGGTGCCCGACGATGCGAGCAGGGACGACGTGATCGCCCTGGTCGACAGCGCGAAGGGGTGAGGCGAGATGGCCGCGTCGTTCGCCACGGTGGAGGACGTGGCCGTCTGGCTGAAAGCCGAGTTCGAGCCGGGTAGTCCGGAGCGGGCTCAGATGCAGGAGTTTCTGGGCGCGATCTCCCGCCTGATCCGCAAGCGACGCCCGCTGATCGACGAGTGGATAGCTGCGGGCACGCTGGACGCGCTGTGGGTGCGGGACGTGGTCCGGCAGGTCGCGTCCCGGCTCCTGTCGTCCTACGAGGCCGGTGCGGGGTACGAGTCGGAGCAGTACCCGGAGTGGTCGTACCGGCTGACGAAGGCGGCGGCGGCCGGGCTGGATCTGACGGATGCGGAGCTCGCTGACCTGACACCAGAGTCCGAGGCGCGCACGACGCGCGCCTTCTCGATCCGACCGGGGTGAGACATGGCCACCAGCGCCAAGAAGCAGACCGAGCAGCCCAAGAGCGGGCTGGTCGCGGTGTACAAGCTCAACGACAACGGCAAGCGGCAGGGCAACCCGCACTACGCGTCGGCGGACGCGAAGTGGGTGCGCGAGGGCCTGGAGAACGGCACGGTGCAGCTGGCGGAGGAGGTGGCTCCGGATGCGTCCCAAGTTTCCGCACAAGGTGACGCTGCGGCATCCGGGGACAGCGTCAACGCCTGACCCGGTGACCGGGCGGCCGGTGCTGGGCTCACCGGTGGTGGTGACGGGTCAGCCGTGCCGGCTGTCGCAGCGGGCCACGACGAACGTGTCGTCCGCTAGCGAGGTCGAGGGGTCCTCGTCGTTCACCACAACCCTCGGGGACGTCCTGTTCCCTCCCGGCACGGTGGTGTCCGCGAAGACCGAAGTGGTCGACGTGGGCGGTGTGCTCGGCGGGCCGGGTGCGGTGTGGCGGGTCGAGGGCAAGCCCGCAGTGCGGCGCCCGTTCACCTCGGCCACGCTGCTGCTGATCTCCGACATGCAGGGGGCGTGATGGCTCGCGGTGTCGAGGTGATCGTGTTCGACGGTGAGGCCCGCCGTCTGGCAGAGGAGCTGTCGTTCCCGGATCGGGTGCAGATCGCGGGCGACATCTCAGCGGAGGGTGCTGCCTCGGCGCCGACGCTGACGGGGTCGTACGCCTCGTCGTTCGGGGTAGAGGCGGGGAGTGATCCGCCGGCGTCGGTGAACACGGACCCGGCGGCCAGCTACATCACGTTCGGCACCTCGGACACCCCACCGCACATGGGCCACGTCAACGCCGCACGGCGCCGCGGCATCTACGAAGCGGACGAGTCGCAGTGACCGGCCCCCTGTTCCCCTGGGTGCAGGGCGCGGTCCTGGAGCTGCTGCGGGCCGACGTCGACTTCATGACGGCGTGCGGCGGCCGGGTGGACTCCGAAGCCCCTGACGATGTGTCGCAGCCCTACGCGGTGGTGTGGCCACCCGGTGTGGTGTTCGACGACGACGCCGGCGTGTCGTCCAGGCCGATGATCCAGGTGTCCGGGTGGGGCCCGAAGTTGCCTGACCGGGACGTCAAGGGCGTCGTGTGGATGATCGCTTCTCACGCCGCGCGTGTCCTCGGCTCCGTCGAGGTGCACCGCTGGCAGAACTACGGGTTCGGTACCCGCGTCATCGACATCGCCCCGCATCTGCCTGACCGGGACCGCTCCGACTCCGCGGTGCTGTTCGGCGCCTACACGCGCGTCGAGCTGTCCGGCCAGGCCTTCTGACGTCCCGCCCGCCTGCTGCCCTGCACGGTCGGGCGGGACACCCATTTTCGGCCCGTGCAGGGCACTTCAGGCCCGCCTGCGCGCGGGCGCTACGCGCAGGAAGGGATGAGACATGGCCAGCAAGGCCGACTCCAGCAACGCGATCAAGTGGATCACCGGTGATGCGTTCCGCGGTGCCGCGAACGCCACCATGCCCGTCGCCGACAACACCGCCGGTGGCCTGTTCGGCACCGCACCCACCAACGGCGTGACGGCGATGCTCGCCTTCGGCGGCATCAAGGCTGGGTTCTCCCGCGACCGCAGCCAGGACAACACCCCGGAGACGATCTGGAACTCCGACGACGACTACTACCTGCACAAGGGCAAGAAGTCCGACGTCATCGCGTTCGAGGCCGTCGACATCAAGACCAAGGCCACGGTGCTGACGATGCTGCTGGGCGGCTCGATCGCCGAGGTCGGCACCGACACCGACGTCTACGAGTGGACCGAGGGCGACGACGAGGAGTTCAGCATCCTGCTCCAGTTGCGGGCCGCGGACAACGTCTCGAAGAACTCCCTGTGGATTCCGCGGTGCACGCTGGACAACCTGCCGACGGAGACGATGGACGGCGCCGAACTCGCTCGGGTGCCGTTCCGGCTGAAGCCGCTCGCCCCGGCCGACGGCGGCAAGGCCGTGCGCCGCTACTCGAACTACAACCCGCTCGCCGCCTGACCGAGGAGCACGACCATGCAGGGCACCCAGAACACCGAGGCCGTGGCGGGCGGCGCGTTGGATCTCGACGCGCTGCTCTCCGCACGCCTGCTGAAGCCACGTCCGGTCACCCTCGCCGGCCGGACGTGGCAAATCCGCACCGACCTCACCACCCGCCAGGTCGTCCGCTGCCTGTACTTCATGCGCACCGGTGACCTGAAGGCCATCTGGACGTACCTCGTCGGCACTCGCAAGGACATCGTCGCGATGGACCGGGCGATGGACGCCCGCGAAGCCGCCGAGACGACACCGGCGAAGGCCGGTCCGCGTCCCGAACCGACCCCGCTGCCCTACGGCACGGCCGCATCCGAACTGGACGCGGTGATCGGCGACCTGCCGAAGCTGCACTCCATGCTTGTGCAGGCCAGCATCTACCGCGCTTCTGCGGCGCTGCGCGAGTTCGCGCTCGCCGACGAGGACATCCTGGAGCGCCACGGCTACCAGGCCGAGGACGAGGACGCAGACCAGGGGGGATCCTCGGCGTCCTGACTCGGGTCCTGGGACACGAGTGGGACGCCACCCTCACCGGCTTCCGGCGCCACTACCGGCTCGACCTGCGCGACTGCATCGTCACGATGCCCGCGCTGGACCTCGTGGCCCACGTCAACGAGTTGCAGGCGTGGGGTGCGCACGAGGAGAACACCGCCCTGCTGCTGGAGCAGCAGGCATACCGCCTGGGTCTGCTGTGGTCCGACCGGACTGTCGATCCGGAGGATCCGGACGTGGTGGCGCAGCGTGAACGCGCCGACGCGGCGGGGATCAAACCGCCGCCGTTCCCGCCGGTGCCGCCGATCGCACACCGGCCGTGGAAGCACAGCGTCGACCGGCTGCACGAGTTCGCGGACCGCATGTCGCCCTACCTGCTGCCCGCCGAACCCAGCGTCGACGAACTGAACCCGGACGACGTGCTCGACGAGTGGCTGATGGCGAACGACTGGGCCTGACCCTCCACGCATCCACTGGGAGGTGTCATGCCCGGTGGCGTCGTCCGCATCCCGGTAGAGCCCGACGTCCGCGGCTTCCCGCGGCAGTTGGAGTCGGGGCTGCGTTCATCGGTCGGCGTGGCCGGGATCGCCGGGCGGGCGATCGGTGTGGCGGTCGCCGCCGGCATCGGTGTCGCGTCGGTCGGGATCGGCGCGGCCATCAAGCTCGGCATCGACTACACGTCGACCCTCAACGAACTGCAAGCCGTGTCCGGTGCGACCGGGGCGCAGATGGTCGCGGTCGGCAACGCCGCTCGCGCACTGGGCTCGGACCTGTCGCTGCCGGCGACGTCGGGTGCGGACGCCGCGGCGGTGATGCTGGAGCTCACCAAGGGCGGCCTCACGCTGGCGGAGTCGATGGAGGCGGCCCGCGGCACGATCCAGCTGGCGGCGGCGGCGCAGATCGAGGGCGCTGCGGCGGCGGAGATCCAGTCGGCGGCCATCAATCAGTTCGGGTTGCAGGCGTCGGACGCCACGCTGGTGGCGGACACGCTGGCCAACACTGCGAACGCCGCGTCCGGGTCGATCACGGACGTGGCGCTGGCGTTGAAGTACGTCGGCCCGGTTGCCGCCAGTGTCGGGATTTCGATCCAGGACACCGCGACGGCTGTCGGTCTGCTGGCTAACAACGGTATCCAGGCCGACAGTGCTGGTACGGCGCTGCGGGGGATGCTCGCGTCGCTGGCGGCGCCGTCGAAGCCCGCAGCGGCGGCGCTGACCGAGCTCGGCGTGGTCGCGTTCGACTCGCAGGGCCGATTCGTCGGTCTGCGCACGGTCATCGAGCAGCTGACTGCGGCGCAGGGCCGGATGACCGACGAGCAGTTCGCGTCGGCGGCGGCGACAGCGTTCGGTCGCGAACCCCTGTCCGCGATCGTCGCCCTGGCGTCCGGTGGCGCGTCGGCGTTCGACGAGATGGCTGTTGCCGTCAACCGGCAGGGCGGTGCCGCTGATGTGGCGGCGGCGAAGACGCAGGGTCTCGGCGGGGCGCTGGACAAGCTGCGCTCGCAGGCCGAGGACGCGGGGTTGGGGATCTACGAGTCGATCGCCCCTTACCTGGAGCGGCTGGTCCTGGCCGCGGCGTCGTTCGTGGGCGACTTCGGTTCGACGGTCGAGAAGGGCTTGGCGACCGGTGTCGCCGTGGCCGAGGTGTACGGGCCGCGGCTGGCGGAGGCGATCCGTTCCCGCGGGGCTGTCGTGGCGGATGCGGCACGGGACATCTTGGCGCCGCTGGCGCGTGCAGGGGTCGGTCCTCTCAACGAGCTGATCAACACCTCGATCGAGTTGTTCGACGACTTCACCGACGTTCTGGACAACACGGTGGCCGCGGTGCGCCCGGTCGCGACCGGTGTGGCTGCGGTGGTCCGCGAGGCAGGCGACGGCGCGGGCGTGGTGGGCGCGTTCGGCGCTGCTGTCGGGGTCGCCGGGGACGTGCTGAAGTTGGCGTCGTCGATCCTGGTGCCGATCGGGCAGCTCTTGGGCGCCCTGGTGCAGGGCTTCTCCGAGCTGCCCGGCCCGGTGCAGACCGCGGTCATCGCGCTGGTGGCGTTCCGTGTCGCACAGCAGGCGCTGGGCAACACGACCGCCTTGTCGGGGCTGAGGCAGTTCAGCGGCGAAATGGCAGTTCAGCGGCAGTTGGCGGCGCAGAACGGCGAGGAGATCGGCCGTCTCGGTTCGGCGATGGCCGCCTACCGCACGAGCACCGTCCCGGCGGTCGCGGCGGCACGAGAGTTCGGCGATCAGGCCACGGCGATCCGTGCCGGTGCTGCGGCGGCGGGCGAGCCGATCGGCCGCATGTCCGCCGCGCTGGGCACGCTGGTGGAGCGGTCTCCGGCGCTCTCAGCGATGGCGAGCTCGTTCGACCAGGCGTCTGCGGGTGCCACCCGGTTCGGTACGGCCGCAGGCGCGGCCGCGGCCGGCGGGACTGCGCTTCGCCTCGGGGCCAGCGGCCTCGTCGCCGCGCTCGGCGGCCCGTTCGGCATCGCCATCGCGGGTGCCGCGATCGGCCTGTCGCTGCTGGGCGCCAGCCAGCAGGAGGCCGCGCAGGACGCTGCCCGGCACCGCTCTGCGGTCGACAGCCTCGCGTCAGCGCTGCGGGATTCCAACGGGGCCATCACCGAGAACATCCGCATGATGGCCACGAAGCGACTCCAGGACGAGGGTGCGGCTGATCTGGCTCGTGACCTGCGCATCCCGATTGACGTGCTGACGGACGCCTACCTGGGCAATCGGGACGCGCTGGGGCAGGTCAACGGCGCGATCGACTCCTACCTGAAGGCCATCGAAGGCCAGGGGCAGTTGGAGGGGCAGGTCGCCGGGCAGAACCCGATGGCCGACAAGGCGCAGGAGCTGCGGGAGCAGCTGTCCGGTCTGCTGCCGGAGTACACCGCGGCGCAGCAGAAGAACGCCGAGTTGGAAGCGGCGTTGAAGTCGGGGTCGGCGTCGATGGTGGACGCCACGGACGCGGGCCGGTCGTTCGGTGCGGCGATGGAGGTGCTGGCCGACAGCACTGCGTCGGCGGATGAGAAGGCGCGGGCGTTGAAGGACGCGATGGATGCCCTGTCGGGTGGGCAGATCACGTTGGAGGCGGCGCAGTCGAAGTTGAACGAGCAGCTCGCCCGTCTGGGGGAGGCGTTCGGCGACAACGTCGACAAGACCAAGGGCTGGGGCGACGCCCTGATCCGTGCTGACGGGTCGATCAACACGACGGTCGCGAACGGCCGCACCCTGTTCGAGTCACTTCAGGACATTTCGGCGGGCACGGCGGACGTGGCGCAGAAGACCTACGACATGGCTATCGCTCAGGGCGAGTCGGTGCCGTCAGCGCTGGCGAAGGCCACGTCAGCGGCGGCGTCCGCACGGGACGCGTTCGTGGCGCAGGCCGCTCAGCTCGGGCTCACGTCCGAGCAGGCAGAGATGCTGGCCGACCGGTACGAACTGATCCCGTCGACCTTGTCGACGCTAATCCAGGCACCGGGCATGTCGGACACGCAGCAAGAGCTGATCGTGCTGAAGGCACTGGTGGACCGGGTGCCGCCGGACAAGCCGATCACGGTCCGGTCGCTGTCGGACGAGGCGAAAGCCAAGCTCATCGACCTGGGCTACACGGTGACGACCACGCCGAACAACGTGACGATCACAGCGAACTCCGACCGGGCGCGCAACGAGCTGGCCGCGTTCCTGGCTACGCCGGCCACCAAGACGGTCAACATCGTCTACCACGATCCTGGCACCGGGGCAGGGGCCCCGAAGCCAGGTCAGGCGGCCTACTCCCACGACGGCAACCTGTTCGCCGCGGCGTACGCGGCGGGCGGGGTGCACCGGCTCACACCGATGCGCGGCGGGGTGGCGACGATCGTGCCGCCGAACACATGGCGGATCGTCGGGGACCGACTGGTGGACGACGAGGCGTACATCCCGATCAACCGGTCGCAGCGGTCGGTGAGCCTGCTGATGGAGACCGCGAGACGGATGGGTTTCGAGGTTGCGCGCCGGTTCGCGGTGGGCGGGTTCGCCAACGCCGGCGCTTCGGCGGTGACTTCGGCGACGGGCCTGGCACCGCAGATCAACAACACCTACGTGGTGCGCAACGACCAGACGGCCTACGAGATCGGTCAGGTCACGACCGCCCAGCAGGCGTGGCAGCTGCGCACTCTGTAGGAGGTGCTGGTCATGGCGGTGATCACGCTGCCCACGTGGGACGTCGACGGCTGGACGGCCAACATCGTCGATGACGACGGGGTGCGGTGGTTCACCGGCAGCCGGGACGGCACGGACGTGGATTCCGGGTGGTTCGACGCGCCGGGAGTTCGTCTGCGGCATGTGGCGCGCGAGACGGGGCACGGGGTGTGGCGGTCGCCGAACTCGCGTGATGCGCGGGTGGTGACGCTGCGTGGAAGTGGTCGCGCTCCGACGGTGGAGTTGGCGCACGCGGCGATCGACCGGTTCAACGGGCTGCTGTCCGATGGCGGGCAGCACGAGCTGACGGTGGCCGAGCCGACGATGACGCGGACGGCGATGGTGGAGCTCGGCGACAAGCCGCGGGTTCGGCTGCTGTCTCCGCGCACGTGGGAGTGGCAGTTGACGCTGGTGGCGGCCGATCCGCGGCGCCACGGCTTGTGGGGGTCGCCTGCGGGTACGGGGCTGCCGGTGGATCCGCCGGGCGGCCTGGACGCGACGACCGTGGGTGGTTTGGACGCCACGACGGTGGGCGGTCTGGATGCGGGCGGTGTCGGGGCGACCGGGATCGTGTCGGTGACGAACTCGGGCACGGCGGACGCGTATCCGGTGATCGAGTTCGTGGGGCCGCTGGAGTCGCCGGAGCTGTCGGACATCACGACCGGCGAGATCGTGCGCTACGACGGCGTCCTCGAATCCGGTGAGCACGTGGTCATCAACTGCGACTCGTTCACCGCGATGGATTATCCGGGTCAGGCGGTGCTGCTGGGCGGCACGGCGGACCGCGGGAATCTACTGGCGATCGTCGGTGACTGGCCGCGCGTCGGGCCCGGCGAGACGCGCTCGTGGGTGTTCCGGGCCGCGTCGAACAACCCGCTGGGCGCGGTCGCGGTGTACCTGCGCCCCGCCTGGTGGTGACTCTTCTCCCCCTCTTCCCCTCACCTGCTGGTTGACCCTTGGGAGGTCTGACGATGGCTGCTGTCCTCCAAGGGGCGGACCCCTGGTTCGTGGACAAGGCGGTCAGTCCGCGTGAGGCGCGCGCCGGCATGGCTACGGCGATGCGACTGAACGCCTCCGCGGTGATGGCTGATGGTGGTGTGCTGCCGGGTCTGGGCGGCACGGGACTGCTGGTGTCGGCAACGACTCCGTCGGCGTCGATGGCGGTGCGGATCTCACCGGGCGCGTGCGTGGTGCACCGGGCGAACGAATACGGCTACGAGTGCGCGCTCCCGACGGCGGGCACGGTGGACATCGAGCCGGCGGACGCAACGAACCCGCGGATCGACACGATCATCTACCGGGTGCGGGACTCCGACCTCGGGGACGCGTCCAACGGCACGTGGTCCAAGGGCGCCGGGGTCGAGGTCGTGAAGGGCACGCCGAGCGCCTCGCCTGTCGGCCCGTCGACCGCGGCCATCCCGAGCTACATCTTCCTGGCGGACGTGCGGGTGGATGCCGGGGTGACGTCGATCGCCTCGGGAAAAATCACCGATCGGCGGGTCTACACGGCTGCGGCCGGCGCGCCGCGGAACGACTTCAACAACACGGCCGCTGCTGGTACGCACCCGTGGGACCTGAAGATCCCGAGCGCCACGGGCGGCCTGGACCAGTGGGACGGGACGGCGTGGGTGCCGCTGGTGCGGCCCGGCGCGTGGACGGCCTACACCCCGACCGTGACCGCGACCGGTGGTGCGCTGGTCCTCGGCTCGGGCGGCTCCATCATCGGCAGGTACGTGCGCCTCGGGAAGACACTGATTCTGCGAATCAGGATGGAGATCGGCAGCGGCAACGACACCAAGTCCGGCACGGTGCTGTTCGGGCTGCCGGCGGGCATGGCGATCAGCTCGGCCGCGCCGGAGCAGACCGGCTCGGTGAAGCTCTACAACGGGCCTAGCGGTGCGATCTACCCCGGCGTGGTCTACGCGCCCGGTGGTACGACGACGATTCAGGCGTTCATGCCGGAGTCGGCTGCTGTGTCGAGTCTGGCGGCGCTGCGTTCTGCGAACTCGCCGGGCGTGCCGGGCACGGGCATCCCGTCGATCGGCGGCCAGTACACGCTGGACACCAACTCGAACGTGGTGATCTCGGCCGTGCTGGAGATCGCCTGATGACGAGCTTCGGAGCGTCGGCGCTCAGTGTCGGCGCTGCGGCGCCGGCGGTGTCCCCGGAGTGGCAGTTGTTGGTGGCGGAGTCCCGCACGGGCCGGGTGGTGGGCAGGTTGCCGCTGGCCGGGTTGCAGTGGTCGCTGCCGCTGGCGTTCGACTCCGGTGCGGAGTTCCGGGTGACGGTGGCGCTGGACGGCCCGCCGGGGACGGACGACCGGTCGGTGACGCGACGGCTGCGGGCGATCACGGACATCGGTTGGCGGTTCATGCTGGTCGCGGTCTACGGAACGCAGGCCATCGCCTACGGCTACGTCATCACCCACAAGCCGACGCCGACGACGTGCCAGATCGGCTGCGGTGACCTTGCCGCGCTGCTGCGCCGCCGCATCGTCGTCAAGCCGGGCGAGTGGCAGAACCCGGCGGCGCCGGCAGCGGACACCCCCCTCGGACCGGCGTCCAAGGCGGCCATCGCTCGCGCGTTGTTCGTGCAGGCCACAGCGGAGGCGGGTGCCGAACTGCCGCTGGACTTGGCGTTCCCGGTGACGAACGACGGCGACAACGTCCGCGCTTACTTGGGCTTCGAGTTGGGCACGTACGCGGAGCGGCTGCGGCAGCTCGGCGAGACGGAGGACGGCCCGGACATCACGGTGACGCCGGTGCTGTCGGCGGATCAGCAGTGGGTGCGGCTGCGGGTGGACATCGGCGAGCCGTACCTCGGGCAGCAGGGCGCGGACTGGGTGTGGAACCTCGGCGCGAACTTGGAGGACGTCGAGCCGGACAGCGACTCCAGCGCGATGGCGCAGCGGGCGTACGTGCCGGGTGACGGCATGGACCAGGGCAAGATCATCGGCTCGGCCTACGATCCGACCCTTGTCAACGCCGGGGTGCCGCTGCTGGAACGCATCAACTCCGGACACGGGACGGTCAAGGAAGAGCCGACCGCGGACGCCTACGCGGAAGCAGACGTCGCCGCCTACCAGCACGCGATCGAGTCGTGGCAGATGCGGGTCCGGGCGAACGCCACACCGGTACTCGGGTCGTACCGGCGCGGCGACTGGGTCAACGTGCGCCTGTCGGGGCACTGGTGGTACGACAACGGCTTGTACCGGCGCCGGATCACGCACATCGCCGGGGACGCCTCGGACACCGTGACGATCACCACCGCGCCGGTTCGGGGAGGTACCTGATGCCGCTGGAGCCGACACCCCGGAGCGACATCGTGGAGCAGTTGCGCCGCGAGATCGCGGACCTGCGGGCGGAGGTGCGCGGGCGGACGTCGAGGTCGGTGGTGATCCCGCAGGGCGGGGTGACGATCCAGGACGGCGGGGAGCTGACGGTGCGGCACCCGTCGGGCGCGGTGCTGTTCCACGTCGGCAAGGGGGCGTTGGACAAGTACTACGTGGAGATCGGCAGGGACAACGGCGTAACCGCGTTCGAGATCAGCACGCTGCCGTCGGGTGAGCAGTTCTTCAGCCTGCGGGCGCAGGACGAGCAGGTCGTGATCTCCAACGACGCCGTCTCGGGCCAGGGCCTGGCGCGGCCGTGGCTGTCCGGGCCGGTGGTGAACGTGTTGGCCGCAGGTATCCCGAACACGACGAGCGCGGGCTACGTGTCGGTGCAGTCCACGGGGTACGTGCTGAAGCAACAGCCCGCGTTCGAGGTCGAGGCGCTCCTGATCTCGAACTCGTCGGGCACCGGGAACGCGAGGTGGACGATCGACGGCGTGGCCACGGGCAGCGTCATCCCGATCACGGCGGGCATGTTCGGCTGGACGTCGTTCCAGACGCTGACGATCCCCGGCGACTACAACTCCTACCACCGGCTCGAACTCCAGGTGCAGCGGACCTCTGGCGCCGGGTCCGTGGGCGGCACGTTCAAGTGGACCCAGCGTCAGAGTCCCTGATCAGCCGCCGGGAGGCGGGGGCGGCGGGGGCTGGTTGGGCTCGGGGGCGTCCGGCGGCGGCCCGTCGTAGTAGTCGTCCGGGGTGCGCTCGACGGGCACGGGGTCCGGCTGCGGCTCGGGCTGCACGGGCGGTTCGGTCGTGGTCATGACCTGAGTATCCGCCGGTGCGGCCGGCGCGGGCACCTGCTGTGCGGGCGCGTCGACCGGCGCCGCCGGTGCGGGATCGGTGGTGTCGGCAGTCGTCGGCTCGACCGCGGTGGTGGTGGGTTCGACACTGCCGCTGGTCGTGGTGGTGTCGGCGACCTGCAACTGCTCGACGGGCGTGGCGGGTGCGGGCGTGTCGGCGGAGGCGAGCGCGATGCCGCCTCCGATGAGGACGGCGGTGACGGCCGCCGCGGCGGCGTAGGCACTGGCGCGTCTTTCCATGCGATCTCCCCCTGGTGGTCGCGCCCGCGTGGCGCTCACCAGGTAGTTCGTGTTGATCACGGAAGTTGCTACATCGAGAACGACGCTCATCTGGGGGATGGCTCCGTTCTGACCCACAGCAAGAGAACGGTCGGGGGGAAGGACGGAGATGATCGTGAATCGCTCTGGTAGGCGCGAGCATGAGATCGCCATGCTCGCCGTAGGTCTCTTCGGTGGGGCCGGCGGGCTCCTCGGCGAGCTCTTCACCGATGACGGCGTGACTCCGCCTGTTCTCGCCTCGCTCGGCCCCGGCTGGGCCCTGGTGTTCTTCGGGGCGACGCTGGTGTCGTCGTGCATCGCGCTCAGCGGAATCTTCCTGCCCTGGCGCCGCCTGATGGGCCTGCACATCGAGGCGTCCGGCCTGTGGCTGCAATCCGCGGCCTGGATCGGCTACGGCCTCGTGGTGTTCGCCAAGCTCGGCACCGACGGGTTCCTCTTCACGCTCCTGGTGTGCTTCCTGTCGATCGCGCACATTCTGCGGGCGCTGCGCATTCCCGGCGAGGCGAGGGTGATCGCGCAGGCGGCCATAGCGGTCGGGCTGGGCGACGAGCTGGAGGCGTCATGACACCTCCAGCTGGGCTTCCTCTGGCGTGGAGCATCGCGATCATGCTGATCGTCGCGGTGCTGGGCTCTGCGGGGCTGTCGTCACTGCTGACGGTGCGCGCTGTGAGCCGCAAGACCGTGTCCGAGGCGAAGAAGGCCGACGAGGACGCAGACCTCGCCGACGCTTCGGCACGGAAGGTCCTGTCGGACGCGTCGATCGTGCTGCTGGAGCCGCTGGTACGGCGGGCTACCGCCCTGGAGCAGCAGCTGGCTGCGGCGCAGGCGGAGGTGCAGGAGCTGCGGGGGCAGGTGCATCAGATGTCGAAGGAGATGGGTGAGCTGCGCGACGAGAACGAACGGCTTCGTCGCAAGTGACCTTTCGTCCCCGGTTCTTCTCCCCTGTTTTGTGAGGTGCGCGTGATTCGTGGCGTGGATGTGGCGCGCTTCCAGCGCGTCGACTGGGATGCGGTTCCGATGGAGCGGGAGTTCGCGCTGATCGGGATGCTGGACTGGCGCGAGCAGCAGATCGACAACCAGGCCGAGCTCAACGTTCGTGAGGGTTCGCGCACGGGGCGGCTGTTGGGCGGCTACCTGCGTGCGAACCCGCCGCGGTGGTCGCCGGCGACGGAGGCCCGCCGGTTCGTGGGCCTGCTCGCACACCTCGGGTTGTCGTCGCCGGGGCGGTTGTGGCCTGCGATCGACATCGAGCCGACCGGGGACAGGGCGGCAGACGCGCGCGTCGACTGGCCGACGTGGACGCGGGAGTTCTTGGCCGCCTACCGGGACCTGTGCGGCCTCCCGCTGCTCGTCTACAGCTCCGGCTCCTACTTCGGCGGTCTGCTCGGCGGGACGACCTCGTGGCCGGAGTGGGTGCGCTGCTGGGTCGGCCACTCCGAGCGCTACGCCCGCCCGGCCGGCACGCCGGCGGAGGAGTGGGCGGGCCGCACCTGGTACGAGCCGGAGCGCGTCGTGCTGCACCAGTACTCGACGACCGGCCAGGTGCCCGGCGTGACCAGTCCTGCGGGTGGTCCGCAGGCAACCGATCTGGACTGCCTGATGCCCGGCAGGGCACTGGCGGACATCACCCTCAGAGGAGGGAGCTGACACATGGTCGACGCATGGCTGCCGGGCTACGAACGGCACGAGTACCGCGGCCTGGGCGGCAAGCCCTACCAGTACACGCACAACCCGAAGGGCTGCCTCCACACCACCGAGGGCGGCTCGATCGCGGGTGCGATGTCCGCCTACGCCCCCTACCCGCCGCACCTGATCTACGACTGGCGCAACCGGCGCGGCGTGCAGCACGTCCGGCTGGACCGGGCCGCGTACTCGGCGATGGACGGCAACGACGACGACTTCATGGTCCAGGTCGAGTTGGTGGGGTTCGCCCGCGAGACCCGCGGCTGGTCGGAGCAGGCGCTGCGGAACATCGCGCAGGACGTGATCGCGCCGCTGGAGCGGGCGTTCGGCATCCCGCGGCGGGTGATCGGCGGAGGCTTCAAGGACGAGCGCAGCGGCATCACGCTGGCGTCGGCTTCGTCGCCGATCCGTCTGTCTGCGGCGGGGTTGCGTGACTTCTCTGGGTGGCTGGGCCACCAGCACCTTCCGGCGCCGGACAACCACTGGGATCCCGGCGCTCTTGATGTGACCCGAATCCTGAGCTTCGTCTCAGGGGCCAAGCAGCAGCAGGAGGACGACGTGCCCAACCACATGCGCGACATCGGCATCACGAACTACCACGGCACGGACGTCGCCGCGCAGGCCGTGCTCAACGCGATCGAGCAGCGCGTGGACGAGATCAGCGGCAAGGTCGACGACCTGGTCAACGGAACGAACTGGAAGGGCCAGGACGTCCCGAACGAGGTCATCGGCCAGTGGACCGAGAAGCGTGTGGCGGAACTGGACGACAAGTTCGTGCAGGCGCAGGCCGACACGAACGCGAAGATCGCCGAGCTGGACTCGAAGCTGGACTCGATCCTGGCGGCGCTGACCACCGAGACGGAGGCGTGATGCGCAGGGTGTTCGGGCGTGAGCCCGCGGTGGCGTTCGCGATGCTGGTGACCCTGTTTCAGGGGGTCGCGCTGTTCTTCAACCTGACGCCCGAGGTGCAGGGCTACGTGAACGCGGCGCTGCTGGCCGCCGGCGGGTTCGCGACGGCGGCGATGGTGTCGGTGGATGCCGCGCTGCCGGCGCTGACTGGGCTGATCAAGGCGGTGTTCGCGCTGGTGATCTCGCTGGGGATGCACGTGCCGGATACGACGCAGGTGGCGGTGTTGGCGGTGGTGACCGCGCTGGGTGCGTTCTTCGTGCGGCAGAACGTCGTGGCGCCGGAGCCGCCTGTGGACTCGGCGAGGCTGTCGAGCGTGTGACCGTCCATCCCTGATCGACTGCACGTCTGCGCCCCCATCGCTTCGGCGGTGGGGGCGCTTTCGTGCGTTCAGCAGCGGCTGGAGTAGGTGGGGCAGTCGACCTCGTCACTCTGGGCGGCGACGATGCCCCAGGTCAGGCCGAAGATCAGGGCGATGGTGAGGATGATGACGGCGGCCCAGAGCAGGATGCGGCGGATGGAGTGCAGCAGGATCACGGCTTCGACGGTGGCTTGGGCGTGGGCGGCGTCGATGGTGGGGGCGTTGCGGATGCGGTTGAGGGATGCGGTGGCGAGGTCGGTGTTCCAGGGCGGGCCGGCGTCGGTGGTCTGTCCGGTGCTGTTGGTGGTGGGGCTGAACGCGGGCTCGGTCACGAGAGGCTCCCTGGCGCTGGCGGTGTCCTGGGGTGGATCGCTCCGACCGGCCAGGGCGTTTCAGGGCAGTGTGAGGTGTACGGCTGCGTCGAGCCGCTGTAGCCACTCCCGGCGGGCTGTGTCGGCGCGCTCGATCACGACGTCGACGGGTTCGCGGGGCCAGCGGAGGTCGCGGTAGCACAGGACGCACACGCGGATGATGTGGTCGCCGGGGAGGAGGTCGGCGTGGCAGTGCCAGCAGTCGATGCCTGCGCCGGGCGGGATGCGGGGCGGCCTGGTCACCAGCGGCCCCGCTGAACCTCGTCGCGCCACTGCCGCTTCTCCTGAGCGCGGACGACGGCGTGCCGCCGCCACTCGTCGGGGGCGCAGCGGGTGCCGTGGTGCGGGCAGGACGTGCCGGACTGCCGGGAGCGCATCATGGGCGCGCTGGTCGTGTTCACGGGGCGGCCTTCGCGCACGTCGCGCACAGCTGGAGCCCGGCGATGTCGACCCGGTAGGCGGGTGTGCCGACGAGCCAGTCCCGCCCGGTCTGGTCCCAGCCGATGCTGCCGCACAGGGCCCTACCTGCCCGACCAGCAGTGTCGGCGGACACCCGGTCGAGATGGCGGGGGTGAGCGAGGTGCCGGGTGGATGCGTAGATGGTGGCGACGTCCACGAGGTCGCGGGTGGGTGCGGTCACGGTCGTCTCCCTGCTGGGGTGCGTGACGCCTGACGGTACCCGGGACTACCGGCCGGCGGTGCCTACTGGAGAGCGAACGGCGGCGCGATCTGGCGCGCCTGGGCCAGCATCACCAGGATCGCGTCATGGACGCGCTGCCCGCAGCGGGCGCGGACCTGCACCATGTACTCGTCGGCCCGCACGGTCCGCGCCTCGACGTCGTCAGAGCCGTGCATGATGCGCTCGACCGCGTTGTAGTGCCGCAGGATGAGCTGCACCTCGGCGGACGCGGGGAGGATGAGGCCGCTCATGCGGCTCTCCCGTACAGGCAGCGCTCGATGAGGGTGTCGATGGCATCGATGAGACGTCTCATGGGTGCTCCTTGCGGCGGTGATGGTGCGCGGCCGGCCGGTCCTCGTCGGGCTGGGGGCTGCCCGCGGGGTGAGGTCGGCCGGCCGCGCTTCGCTGCGCCGCCCCGGCCGGGGGGACATCGGGGCGTGCAGCGAGCTCGTGGTGGCGGTGTTCGCGCCGCTGCTCGACTTGCAGGTTCGTGACGAGGAACAGCAGGGCGGCGAGGGAGAGGCCCACGGCGAGGACCACGGTCCAGGCTGCGGCTTCCATCGCTGTCACCTCCTGTGGTGGGGCCTCGCCCCAGGTTGTGCGCGAGGACGATTCCCCTGGGGCGAGGCTGCGGAGGGGCGCGAACCCCCCGCTCCAGCACACTAGCTTGTGCAACACCCAAATGCATTGCATCTGACAGGTGACATGTGGGGACATCACTTGATCGAGTGGGCACAATGAGCACATGACCAGGACCGAGACGCGCAAGACCCGCGACGGCGGCACCCTCATGATCCGCATCCGGCTCGGTGCGCGCCTCCGTCAGCTCCGCATGGCCGCGGGCAAGGAGATGCTCGACGCCGCGCAGTACCTTCGGGTCGACAAGGCCACCATCAGCCGCATCGAAAACGGCAGGACGTCCGCCAAGGTCGCGCACGTGCGGCTCCTCGCCGCGTTCTACGGCGCCAAGGACCTGGAGGACGAGTTGGTAGAGGAAGCAGAGCGCGGCGCAGCACCGGGCTGGTGGGCGGAGTTCGGCCCCGAGCCGTGGTTCAAGGAGCTCCTCGGCCGCGAGTCCGTCGCCACCGGCCTGGATTTGTTCGAGACCGAGCTGGTGCCCGGCCTTCTCCAGACGGAGGGCTACATCCGCGGGTTCCGCGCCGCGGCCGTCCCGGACGCCACCGAGGAGGCGACGGCGCGGCTGGTGCAGTTCCGGCTCGCCCGGCAGCGGCACCTCGTCGACGGTGGTGTGCCCACGATGCGGGTCATCCTGAACGAGGCGGTCTTGATGCGGCCGGTCGGCGACCCGGAGGCGTGGCGCGGCCAGCTGGAGCACATCGTCAAGGTGGCGTCGGACCCGCAGGTCACAGTGCAGGTGTTGCCGTTCAGCTCGGGCGCGCACCCGGCGATGGGCGTCCCGTTCTACGCCCTCACCGTGAAGGACGAGCCGAGCCTTGACGCGGTGTACCTGGAGGACGACCGATCGGGGCGTCAGCTCACCCGCGAGGGTGACTTGCAGCGCTACCGGGACATCTTCACGCGTCTGACCAGCATGTCCATGTCACCTGACGAGACCGTTGCATACCTGTCTACGCTGGCACGCAATGCGTGAGGACGCGTAGAAGGGTGTGTGATGGACCTTGTGTGGAAGACGGCCGCTCGCTCACAGGCAGAGGGCGGCAACTGTGTAGAGCTCGCCTGCCAGCCTGGTGTGTTGCTGGTGCGTGACTCGAAGAACCCGCAGGGCCCGCAGCTCAGGTTCCCGGCCGGCGCGACGGCCGAGTTCCTGACCGCGGTGAAGCACAACCAGCTCGGCTGACACCGGGCACAGCAGAGCCCCCGGCGCGACGTGTGCGCCGGGGGCTCTCTGGCATCATGGACCAGCGGGGCCGGATCGGGGATGTTCGCTGACAGCTCCCCCGGCCCCGCGCCACGTCAGCCGCTCTGCTGGTGCAGCCGGTCGAGTGCGGCCTTCACGTCTGGGCTTACGTGCCCGCGCCCCATGTACACCCGCTGCGTCATGCTGGGATCGGCGTGCCCTAGCAGGTCCGCGACCTCCAGCGCCGTCAGCTTCATGGTGTTCAGGAACGTCGCCACCGTCTTGCGGCCCCAGTGCGTTGTGAAGTCCGGGTAGCCCAAGCGGTCGCGCAGGCGCCGAACCGACTTCTGCACCGTCGTCGGATGCATCCAGCCGCCTGTGCCCGACAGGAACACCGGTTCCAGGTCGCTCGCCCCTGGCGGGCGCCGCACCGACAGTTGCACGTCCAGCATGCCCACCACGCCGATCATCCGGTTCGCGGTCTTCGTCTTGCCCGGATGGCGCCGCACGCCAACCCCCTTGACCGGCACGATGGTGCCGTTGACCCACAACGTGTGAGGTGGGATCTCGCGGCGCCCCCACTTCGCTGCCTCGCCCCACACAGGCTCGTCGGTCAAGTTGATGTCGCACCAACGTAGGGCCAGCACCTCGCCGATCCGGCAGCCGGTGGCGAACAGCGTGCGCACGATGTCCCCAAGGTTGGTGCGCTGCGCCACCTCGTCCTCTGCCAGCTTGGCGAGAAAATCTCGGAGTTCCACTGCGGTGAATGCGACCGGCGGTTCGGTGTCGCCTTCGATGACCTCCAGCTCGCGGGCCGGGTTGTGGACGAACACCTTCTCGCGCACGGCGAGCTGGAGCACGCCCCGCAGGACGGTGCGCACGGTACGGCGCGTGTTGGCCGGCATCTTGCGGCGTTCGAGAGCGTCCATGAAGTCCTGACAGCAGGCGACGTCGACCTCGTGGAGCAGCAGGTTGCCGAGTGCCGGCACGACGATGGTGCGCAGGTAGGACTCGTAGACGTCGTAGGTGGTCGCCGCCCGCTTGGCCTTGACCTTGGCCAGGTAACGCTCGCTCATCTCGGCGAAGCGCACATTGCCAGCCAGATAGGTGGCGTGGGACCGGCCGCGCTGGAGGCACGCCTGGCGCAGTGCGGCCTTGGCCTTGGTGGGAGTGGCGGCGTCGCGGGTGACGGGACGGGTCTTGCCGTCGGCATCGCGGTAGCGGGTGGATGCGCGGTAGCGGGTGGGGGTGACGCCTTCGGGGACATCGGCCAGGGAGCGCGGCACGCCGTCGATGACGGCACGGACGTTGATGACCCCGTGGGTGCCGATCGGGTGGGCTGGTCGCGCCATGTGAGCCCCCTGCGGAGTAAGCGTGTGGTTTTCGTAGTGTGAGGCCAGTGTAGGCCGGTCCGCACACGACCTTCATAGGGTTCTACCTGCGTGTTCTGTGGGGCGGGTGGGGCTCGAACCCACGACCTGACGGATTACAAGCGCACATGGCAGGTGCGGGCACTTCGTCGCAGGACACTCAACTCAACGAGCGCCGACCAGCAGAACAACGACGAGCAGTTGCCTTGTGCGGACACAGCATCGCCAGGGCGGACAAGAGCTAGTGATCGTAACTGTGGTGTAAGTGTGGTGCGCACAGATCATTGATCTTGACACCCGACAAGAATCTACGTGACTCGTCAACAACCACAGTTACCTGCGGTTACGGTGAACACATTAGCCCGTACGGGTTAATCCAGGCGCACCGTGCGTGTCGCATGTGGGTGGACGTTCGTACACATGAGCGATCCGGCTACTGTTTCGTCCGACGGCATAGCACATAGCCCGAACGTCTGATTGGGTGGCTTGTCTCACACCCGTCACATGGGGGAGGCGCACGATGTCCGACCGCACCACATCCGCCGAAGCGATCGAATCAGACCTGGAGACCTGCGGGTCCATCCGGCCTGGAGGGCTGGTCACCAGGTCTATCACGATCGCCGAGGTGCTGTACGACAACGGCGGGACGCCCTACACCGAGCTGGTGCGGATGCACCCGCACGGGCGATTGAACGGCTCCGACGAGCGCGGGCTCCTGGGCGACGCCCTGGACGACTCCCGCGCTCGCCGTCGCCAGAACAACAACTAGGCGACCGGCTCTCGGGGGCCCGATCCGGCGGGACCGGCCTCGTCTTCCCCGTGTGACTGGTTCCCCCCGGAAACGGTCTCGCCGTGCGACTCGACGCCCACCTCATGAGACACGGGGTGGGCGTCGCCCGTGTCCGGGCCCCGAAGAAGGCGGCCGGCCAAGTGCCACAGCAACACCTTGTCGTCCCTCGACAGACCCCGGATCATCTGAGTGAGGCGCGCGTCCGTCATCTCCTCGGACTGCGCGGCCGGGGGAGGTAAGTACAGGGCCGGGTCGTAGCCGACCACGAGCAACGCCTCGCGCTGGTTGACCGACAGGGCGTCCGCTATAGCGCGGACCGCGCCGGGCTTCGGCCGCCACGGGTGGTCCGGCTTGCCTCGCAGGTGACCTCGAAGGAGGTTCGACACGGTCTCCGGCGAGATCCCGGCCTTCTGTGCCAGAACCCGTTCGGACGGCTCCGAACCGTGGAGTTCGGTCTCGTGTTTCAGTGCTCGCTGCAGGAGTTCGGCGAGGTGCCGGGCTCCGGTTGCGGGGTCGCGCTCCCCATGCTTCATGGGCGCATCGTTCCGCATCGGATCGTGACCTGCCAATGACGACTTGCGGTAACGCTGCAGCTTCCTGCACCCGGAGTACCTGATTCACCACCCTGCGTCATACTGCTTGTTTTTAGGCAGTCATTAGGCGTATGTTAGGCAGCATGACGCCACAGCCTCTCCTCTACGGGGCACGACTCCGCGCCGCACGTGAGGGCGCTGGCATCAGCCAGCAGGCCCTCGCAGCCGCGGCCAACGTGTCCCGAGCCACCGTGCAGAACCTGGAATACCGATCCGACCTCACCGGCCGTGCACGCACCAGATCTGCCCGCGCCGTCACCGAAGCCCTCCACAAGTTGACCTCGGCTACCACCGTCTCAACGCTGGCCCCGAGGGTTCGCAGCCTCGAAGCGCAGGTCACAACGCTGATCGCGCAGAGGAGCGGGGATGTTCCGCAGCAGGTGGTCGCATGAGCGGCGAGTTCCAGCCGGCGCTCGTGCGACGCCTCCTGCGGAGCAACGAACCCGCCCCCCAGGTCGCCTACAGCGCCCGCGCCGCAGCAGCGGCCCTGCAGGTCGCAGACCGGCACTTCCGACGGTTGATCAACGACGGCCTCATTCCCGCCCGCACCGGAGGACGTGCCCGCGGATACATCATCGCCGGCGGAACCCTCATCGACATCCACGGCGGCCCGCTGGACGGCATCAACGACCACCGCGACCCGGAACTGCTCGACCCGGACCAGCCGTACTACCGCGCGCAGGTCGCACAACTCCTCGGAGTGTCACCCGACCTGGCCCACCGGTTCCTGACGACCGGCGTGCTGCGCGTCGACGAACGCGCCAACAACCGCCCCCTGGTGTACGGGCGGACGATGCTGGAGTTCCTCTCCGGCCGCGACGAGCCCATCCGGCATGCGGAGTCGGCATGACCAGTAACTCTCGGCCGTTGGCCCTCGGATTCATGGCGCAGGTGCTGGGCGTGGACATCGACATCGTCCCCGACATCCCCCGCGAGGACTGCACGTACTGCTCGATCGAGGGCGCGTTCACCGCAGTTCGCGTGTTCGGCGCCGCTAACCCCACCGAGTCGACGTCGCCCGACATCGCGCACTGCTGCTACGCGTGCGCCCTGTACGTGGTGGACACGGCGAAGTCCAGGGCGTCGGAACTGTTCGTGCAGGAGATCCGAGTCGAGATCGCGCCCGATCGGGATGCCGACCACGTCCTCGGTGTCCTTGCCGACGCCGACTTCCTGACCGCCTACCGCGAGTACCGGAGGGCATCGTGAGCAACGATCTCGCACTACAGGTCGCGGTCCTCAAAGTGATCAGCGACTACGCGTTGGACGCCTACGACCAGGCCCGCGCGAGGCTCAGCTCGGACATGGGCCGCGGAGACCGCAAGCAGGTGCGGAGTCCGCACGACAGTGACATGAAGATCGGCCCGGTCTGGATGACGGACCCGAAGAAGGTCGCCACGGTGACCGACGAGGGCGCGTTCTACGCGTGGATGGCGGAGCACTATCCCGAGCACATCGACGTGACCTACGTCGTCAGCGGAACCGACGACGAGGTGGTCGATGTGCTGATACAGCACGCCGGGCACCTCCTGAAGCGAGTGCGCCGGGTTCACCCCGAAGTGGTCGAACAGCTCCGCGCCGACTCGGTCGCCGCAGGAGCGCCAGTCGGTCCAGGAGGAGAGGCTGACATCCCCGGATTCGTAGTCGAACAGCCGCCGGCGGTCGTGGCCTGCAAGCCCAACCGGGAAACCGCTCTGCCCGCCGTCATCGGTCTCATCCGTTCCGGCGCCGTGGACCTGCAAGCAATCCTCACCCCGGCTCTGGAAGGCGGAGCTGATGACCGTGAATCCTGAGGTTCTTCAACTTCTGCGGGAGCCGTTCGCGCCGGAAGATATCGGCTCGAAACCGCAGATCACCTGCCGGTCCTGCCAGCGTGTTCACGCTCGCGTGTGCAACGTTCACACCCGGAAGCACTGCTCCACGTGCGGTCGGACCATGACCACCGAGCACGTACACGTCGACTTCGTCGGCCATGCGCGAGTCACCGCACGACTGCTGGACCTGGACCCCGAGTGGGACTGGGAGCCGCTCGCGATCAACCCCGCGACGAACCTGCCGATGCTCGATGAGAACGGCGGCTTGTGGATCACGCTCACCATCGGCGGGAAGACCCGCACGGGCTACGGTCATGCCGACGGCAAGACCGGTGGCGACGCCATCAAGGAAGCCATCAGCGACGCGATCAAAACCACTGCAATGCGGTTCGGTGTCGCGCTGGAGCAGTGGATGACGGACGCGACACTGCCCGAGTTCGATGACGCCGACCTCGTCGAACCCCCCGTGGAGCTGGAGCCGCAGACCGAGGAGGAGCAGCGCACCGAGTTGCGCGGTCAGATCACGGCTGTCGGCAAGGCGCACGGATGGAACGCGACCCAGGCGGCCGCTGAGTTCTCCAGGTGGAGTGGCGGACAGCAGTTGGATCTGCGCACCGCAGGTGTCGCGCCGCTCAGCGAGTTCCTGGACCACCTTCGCCGGAAGCCGCAGGTGGCGGCATGAGCGAAGTCCTCAACCCGGTAGACGTCGAGACGTCGATCCGAGATTGCGCGAACCGCATCCACCGCGGCGTCACCGTCGTCACGCACGCCGAGGCCGCGTTCCGCGACGCCGATCGGCTGTTCGACGTGGCGTTCGCCCACGCGTACCTCGATCACCAGGGACCGGCGCACGAGAAGAAGTACGCCGCGACCATCGCCACCGAGGAGCAGCGCAAGACGCGGGACGTGGCCGAGATGGCGTTCCGTCATGCCGACCGCACCGCCCGCGCGCTGTCCGAGGAGCTGCGGGCACTCCAGTCCATCGGCGCATCCGTGCGGGCGATGTACGGGAGCCAGGGATGAAGCGCACCCAGATCACGCGGAAGACGCCGATGCGGTCGTGCTCGCAGTTCTCGCGGACCCCGGTCAAGCGGACCAACCCGAGGAAGACCGTCACGCGCTACACCGGCCCGACGCCGTCGATGCGGGACGCCGTGCTCCAGCGTGACGACTACGCCTGCCAGCGCTGCGGGCGGGACATCAGCAACTTCCCGTACTCCCTCCAGCATCGCCTCCCTCGTGGCCGACAGGGCACCAACACCCTCGCCAACCTCGTGACGGTCTGCGGATCAGCCACGACCCCGGACTCGTGCCACGACTGGATGGAGCACCAGGCCCGGCGCCGTGCTACCGCAGAAGGCTGGCTGGTGCCGTCCGGTATCGCCCCCGAGAGCTGGCCGGTTCTGCGGTTCGGCGACCTGTGGTCGATGCCGGGCACGTCGTGGGTCGAGGTCGAGCCACACCCCAACCAGAACGCCGCCGCCTGATCGGAGAGCGTCATGAGCAACGGAGCGACTGAAGGATTCCGCCTTCGTGAAGAAGGCATCGAAGCGAACCTCGCCGCCGGCAACACTGTGCTGGGCGAGTCCGAGCGCATCAAGGCCGTCGTCGACGCCCTCATCGACAGCGGCACCGAGTTCACCGCCGACACCGTCCACGACGCCCTGAAGGACGGCCCGCTCTACACGCGCCTCCGGGTCGCTTCCGTCATCGGGAGTCGCGCCCGCACCGGCCTCATCGTCCGCTGCGACCACCGCGGCCTGGTCGCCAGCGGACACCAGGCGCGGCACGGGTCGAAGAACTCGTGGTGGATCGCCGCCTCCGTCGCCGAGCGTGCGGCATGACCGACGACGAACTCCTCGAAGCGCTGTCCGGTGAGCTCGAAGCCGAGATCGATGACATCGCCGCCGCGACCCGACTCGCAACCGAAGCCCTCACCGACGAGTACCGCCGCCAAGAAGCCGCCCAGGAAGGACAGAACTGATGTCGATCATCATCCACCGCTGTACCACCTGCACTCACCTGGCGATGTTCCACGACGGCGCGACGTGCCTGCACTGCCCGTGCAGGACCGGCGCCGTCCCCGGTGAGTCCGAGGTCATGCCCACCTGGGACGACATGGGCGCCCCCGTGTCCACGGTCAGCGAGCCGGGCACCAGGTGGAGCCAGATTCCGCTGTGCAACTGCGACGACTGCAACAACCTCTACCGAGAGCTGGTGTCCGCGTGACCACGACCAAGACCGCCGCGTCCCTGACCGTTGATCCCGCTGAGTTTCACGGCCTGCTCGTGGACCTGATGCGGTCGGCGAGCGACGACAGCGCCCTTCCGATGATCAACGGCGTGTTGTTGCACCTGGCTGACCACGACGGCACCAAGGTGCTCGTGGGTACCAGCACGAACCGGTTTCTCGCTGCGCAAGCGTTCATCAACGCTGGCGGCGACCTTGCGCCACTATGGCTGGACCTGTCCCGCGTCAAGCAGATCGTGGCGATCCTGAAGCCCTACACGCGGGCGAACAATCTGCTGACTGAGCTCAGCATCGCGGACGACAAGCTGGTCGTGCGCCAGCCCGGTGACATCGTCCTGCCCGCCGTGTCGATCACCGTGCCAGTTGGGGACCAGCACGACAGCTTCCCGAAGATGGCGAAGCTGTTCGCGCCTGACGAGGACGCCGCCACCGGCGACGCAGTGACGTTCGACCCTCGGTGGCTCTCCGTTCCTCTGGCGGTTGCCAAGCGGCGTGGCGAGCGCTTCACGTTCACCACGGTTCGCGTGAAGAAGGCGAACTTCGTTCAGGTCGGCGAGCGCTACCGCGCTCTGCTGATGCCGGTGAACGAGTCGGCCGCCTCCGTGCCGTTCTTCGCTCCGCCCCACGACACCACTGAACCCGCCAGGCCCGAGGCCGTTGCTGCCTGAACGAGTCGGGCCGCGCTCACCTTGCCCGTGAGCGCGGCCCCTGAGTCCCTGCGAGGTCAGCCATGCAGAACCAGATGGTAGCGACACCCACTGACAGTAGGCGTTCAATTGATCGCTCAGCGTGCAAGAACCAGCGACTGAAGCGGCATGGCACCTACAGCTCCTTCCGCTACGGGTGCACCTGTCCCGACGCCGTGGAAGAAAACCGTCTCTACCAGAAGCGCTACCGCGGCCGTCGTCTCCCGTCCCGCCGCATCCCCGCCGTCGGCATCGCGCGCCGCATCTGCGCCCTCCAAGCCATCGGCTGGCCACTGGAGGACATTGCCCGACGGGCAGGAACCACTCCACAGGCGATCAACCAGGTGAAGCGGCAGAAGTGGGTTCAGTACGACAAGGCCCAACGACTGCTGCGGATCTACGACGAGCTGAGCATGACACCCGGCCCGTCCGGCATCACGAGGAGTCGCGCCCGCACCGCGGGCCATGCCCCGCCGCTCGCATGGTGGGGTCGAGACATCGACAACCCAGACGCGCTGCCAGACCTCGCAGGGCCGGATGAAGACGTCGTGGACGAGGTCGTCGTGCAGCGCTTGACTGCTGGCGTCGCGCCGAGCGGGTTCGGTACGCGCGCCGAGCGCCAAGAGGCCGCCCGTCGCATCTACGAGGCAACCAGCTCGCCCACCGAGATGTCACGCCGTCTGCGGATCTCCGGGCGCACCGCGCAGTCCCTCGTGTGGCGCCTGATCCACCAGCCACGCCGCGACGCGGTCCAGGAGCAGAGGACCGCGGCATGAGCACCGGGCAGGACTGGGAGGAGCAGGCTCGCTGCCGCGAGATCGGCACCGAGGCCTTCTTCCCCGAGAAGGGCGAGCCCAACGGTCACGCCAAGGCCGTGTGCCGTAGCTGCGAAGTGCGCACCGCCTGCCTCGCTGCCGCCCTGGAGCGCGATGAGCGCTTCGGGATCTGGGGCGGCACCTCCGAGTACGAGCGCCGGAAGATGCGGCGCCGCAAGACGACCACCGCGGCCTGACAACCGCCTCCCTACGCACCTCTCAGGAGGCCAGCACTATGCCTTGGTTCCCCGTCGACGATGGATTCGCCTTCCATCACAAAGCGGTGCGCGCCGGCAACGCCGCCATCGGCCTGTGGACCCGCGCAGGTTCGTGGTGCGCTCAGCAGCTCACCGATGGGTACGTGCCCGACGACATGGTTGCCGTGCTCGGCACGCCCGCGCAGGCCGAGCGGCTCGTCAAGGCCGGACTGTGGCACCGCGACGTTCGCGGGGGCTATCAGTTCCACGACTGGGCCGCGCCGGGCCGCAACAAAACTCGTCAGCAGGTCGAGGAGCGGCGTGCTGCGGAGGCCGCGAAGAAGGCCCGACAGCGTGCTCCGAAAGATTCCGGCGAAAACGAGAGGAAAAAGTACACGCGTACGGCTGCCGGAGTTCCGTCGGACCATAACGGAGTCCCGCCGGAGTCCAATGACCCGTTTTTTGCGGAACTGCAGGTCAAAGATGTGTGTCCCCCAGGGACAGACGCGGGAGTCCCGGCGGGAGTCCCGGAGGGAGTCCAGCTCTCCCATCCCATCCCATCCCATCCCACTAACAACCACCCTCCTTCGGAGGGTGTAGCGCGCAAGCGCGCTACCCCCCCGAGCCAGGCGACGCGCATCCCCGACAACTTCACCGCGACGCCCGAGATGATCCAGTGGGCCAGGGAGAACACCCCGTCCGTCGGCCAAGCCGAAACCGACCTCTTCGTCGACTACTGGCGACAGGCCACCAAAAACGCCCGGAAGAAGGACTGGCGCGGTGCCTGGCAGGTCTGGATGCGCAAAGAGCAGAAGCGCCTAGACGAACGTCGTGCTGGCCTCGCAGCAGCAGTCCCAGGACGAGTGTCTTCCGGCTCGAAGCGCATGGACAAGGCCCTCGCTGCTCTCGCGCCCGACGACCCGTTCTGGGACCAGTACGAAGCCAGTCGGCAAGCCGTCATCGGCAACCACGCCGCCAGCCCTGCACACGACTGGCTGGTCATCGAAGGAGGGCGTTCCGCGTGAACGAGCACGAAGCAGGCCGTGTCCTGCTCATCGCCATCAGCCTGGACCCGAAGATGCCGCAGCCCGACGAGGCCGGTCTGATCCGCAAGGTCTGGGCGAAGGCCCTGCACGACGTGCCGATCGAAGCCGCACAGAACGCTGTGATCGCGCACTACCGGTCCGACGAGTACGCGCAGCGCCGCGAGACCATCGCCCCCGCGGACATCGTGCAGTGGTGGAACGCCCGGCGCCGCCCGACTGCCGCCGAGAAGACCGGCGAGAACGCAGCCACGATGCGCGCCCTGCCGCCCGTCGCGTTCGACCCGCAGCGCTTCCGGCACGGCATGGACCAGGTCCAGGCCGTCCTGGAGGGCCGCAAGCTCCGCCGCAGTGACACGCCTCCGGATGACGTGGACGACATCGCGGAGGGCGAGGCGGTGGTAAGGCGTGAACTGCGGTCCCGGCCATGCAGCCACTGCGGTGCCCGTGTCGGTCAGCCGTGCGTGGACCACCGGGGGAAGGCCCTGACGAGGTCTACGGCGCATCCGGCTCGCGTGGACGCGGTGGTCGTCGAGACGCCTCGGGGTGCGCGTGAGGATGCGCTGGCCGAGGTCGAGAGGTTCACGCATCCGGACGTGTCCTGACTTTGACATGTTCGTATCGCTTGTTTTTAGGCAGTCATTAGGCGTAGATTAGGCGTTACAGCGAACGTCCCCACCACGGGAGAGCACATGACCACCACCCGACCGTCCGTCACCACCGTCCTGACGCCCGGCACCCAGAACGCCACCGCCGACGAGCTGGACCGCATCGCCGCCGTCGCCGACGGCACCGCGCAGGAGTTCGCCGACGCCGGCCACCGCGTCCGCGCCGAGGACTACCGCGAGTTCGCCACCACCCTGACCGAGCGGGCCACCGCACTCCGGGCCGACGAGCAGGCCGACGCGTGATGGGCGGCTTCCGGGAGTTCGCGGAGCGCGTCGTGCTGGGCCCGCCCACGGACACCGAACTCCCCACCCCGCCCGAGCCCTCGACCCCCGCCCGCGACGACGAGCAGGACGGAGACCAGCAGTGAGCACCCCGCAGCCTCGCCCCGGCCAGCTGGTCGAGGCCACCACCCACAGTGCCCGCAAGCGGCACCTCGCCCGCGAAGCCGACCTGTCCGCCGGCCAGATCAACCTGGACGGCCGCGCCGGCACCGCCCTCTGCCACTCCGAAGCCACCCCGGTCTTCGTGATGGACCAGGACCGGTACGCCGCCGACCGGGCCCGCTGGTCCTACGTGCCCGTCAAGCCGATCACGGACATGCCGCTGTGCCGCAAGTGCGCCAAGCAGTCCACGGCCGAGGCCAGGGCGTCGTGATCTCGCTGCTTCGCGCCACCGCCCCGCTCCACGTCGGCGACATCGTCCGCGCCTGGGGGTCCCTGTTCACGGTGACCCGTGTCGACGAGACCGGCACGTGGTGCACGCCGTGGACCGGCGCCCACGAGGAGCCCGTGTACGGCCTGCCCGTCTTCCAGCAGTTCCACGAGCCCGAGGAGACACCCTGATGGCGATCATCATCCACCGCTGCGCCTGCGGGCACCCCGACTTCTTCCACCACCCCACCGCCGGCAGCTGCGAGGAGTGCCCCTGCACCACCCGCACCACGGCGACCGCGTCAGAGCTGCTGCCCACCTGGGACGGCGCGGCCAACCCGGTCACCGCCATCACCCCGCCCGGCGCGAAGTGGCACGGCGGCGGTCGCCCGGTCGTGACGTGCTCGTGCACCTCGTGCACCACGCTGCACCAAGAGCTGGTGTCGACGTGAACGCCCACTCCCGGCCGCACCGGCTGTCCGACGGCTACCTCGGCCAGACCGTCCACGACGTCCGCTGGCTGCTCCCGCTCGGTGCGCTCGCCCTGGTCCTGTACGTCATCGGCGTCACCGTGGACACCCGCGCCACGGTGCCTGCCCGCCCGCAGTTGGTGGTCGAGTCGGTGTCCGGTGCTGTGGCGGTGACCCGGTGACGCGCCGCAGGTTGGCGGCGATCACGGCCGTGTCGGTGGCGATGTGGCTGCTGATCCTCGCCCCGTTCGGGTCGGGAGGGTGGCTGTTGGGCGCCCTGTCGGCCCTGAGCGGCCCGGTGGCGCATCTGTGGACCGAGTGGCGTGCCGAGACCGCGATCGTGCTCCTGGGCGTTCTCAGCGCCGTCGTGGTGTCGGTTCGGCGCGAGAAGCGCACCGATGGTGGCGCGTCGTGATCGCCGGGACGGGCTACGGCCAGGACCTCGGCCCGGACATCGATCCCGGCGAGTGCCGCGGTGAGGAGCCGGACGAGTTCGGCTACGTGTGGGCGCCGGCGTGCGGCGACCCCGACTGCACCCACGGCGAGACCACCTCCGCCACCCCCACGAACCCCGAGGAGCAGAAGTGACCGAGCTGGAGCGCGCCGAGCAGTACATCGGCATCTTCGTCGGCGTCGGCGACCGCTGGCCCGAGTACGTCCCGGTCGACGGCGTCCGCACCCCGGCCGGTGTCCGGATCGGCTCGGTCGAGGTCTTCCCGGACCCGGCCCGGTCGGGCGTGTGGCTCGCCGACGACGGAGCGCGCGTCCGCACCTACCGCGCCGCCTGACCCCGCTTCGGGGGTCTCCGCACCACCACGCGGACACCCCCACCCCACCTCCGCGACCCGAGGAGCACGACGTGGACACCGACCCGCGTGGCTTCATCACCCCGCACCCGACCACCGCCGAGGCCAACCGCGTCAACACCGCGATCCGCTCCGGCGACTACTACCCGACGCAGGTAGGCGTGTTCTGCGACCACTGCGGCGACACGCACGAGGCGGACTACCTCGTCGATGTCGAGGACGACCGCCGCGCCCGCTTCGAGGTCGCCCGCGCCTACCTGCGCACGCAGGGCTGGCAGTGCGACGAGCACGGCGACTACTGCCCCGAGCACGTCCCCGTCCCGACCGCCCTGGAGGGCTGACCCATGCGCACGCTCCACCTGAACCCGCACTGGCTCGCCGAGATCGCCGAGAACCGGGAGCACCCGGTGCACGGCCCGTTGACCCGCACCGCTGCCGCCGTGGAAGCCGCCATCGCGCGCGGTTACGGCGGTCCCGTCACCGACGCCGAGATGGCCGGCCCCACCCCCGCGACCGAGGAGACCCACACCCCATGAGCACCCCGATCCCGACCGACGTGCGTGGCCCGATCCTGCTCCAGCTCGTCAACGACGCCCAGAACCCCGACCGCACCGAGGTGGCCGCCCGGCACCACGCCGCCCTGGCCGCCGTGCTCGACCTCGCCGAGCGCATGGAGGGCGGCGAGGAGATCAGGCAGGCCATCGCCGCGAAGCTCCTCGCCCCCGCTTCCGCTGTCGCCCCTGAGGAGTCCTGACATGGCCGACACCCCGATCCCCGGCCGCGATCTGCACCGGCTCGTGCGCGACGCCTACGACACCGTCATCAGCGACCTGGAAATCCTGGGCCAGGCACAGATCGCCGCCACGCAAACCGACACCGCCGACGACATCACCGCCGAGCTCAACCACCTGATCCGCACCTGGGAGACGGCGGCAGCCACGGCACTCGACGAGACGCTCAGCGCCACCACCGCCGAGTCCCGGACCGCTGCTGCTGTCCGTGCGGAGACGTACCGGGCGTGTCATCTGGCCCTGGCGGCGTCGCGGGACCTGCTCGTCGATGGCCTCGTCACCGATCGGCCCGCCCCGGAGGAGGAGTCCTGATGCCCATCCCGACCCCGCGCAACCTCAGCGCCAGCATCACCGAGCGCCTGGACGCCGCCGAGGGCAGCCCCGACAGCGTCGCGATGGACGAGTACGGGACCGCCCTGCTCGCCGTGCTCGCCCTGCACACCGAGGTCGAGCGGCCCGACGAGGACGGCAATCGCTGGTCCGAGTGCCTGGAGTGCGGCCAGTACCTCAACGCCGCCACGCCCTGCTGCGCCACGGTCCGCGCGATCCACACCGCCCTGGGGGACCGATGAGCGACACCCGCACCGTCGTCGGCATCAACGACGTCTGGATCTCCGTGGACATCGACGACAGCAGCGACGTCACCATCGCCATCGGCACCGACACCCAGGAGACGTGGCCGATCGAGGCGTTCTTCGCCAAGGACGCGCCGAAGCTGCGTGAGCTGGCCGCCGCGATCACCGCCGCTGCGGACCACATCGACCCGCCCGCACCGTCTGGGGGTGCATCACCCACCCCGACCGCCGAGCCCCGGCAGCAGTGGGCCGTGCAGCACCCCAGCGTCCGCACCACCGCGCACAACTCGCCGTGGTCCACCCTCTACACCCTGTCCAAGCTCCCCGGCGGCACGATCGTCACCCGGCACTCCCCGGACCAGCCGTGGACCCCGACCACCGAGTGCATGTGCGGCGGGCAACGGCGCGACGACGGCGGGCACTTCGTGGGCTGCCCCGTGCGGGTGTCCGGGGGAAGCCAGCCGTGACCGCCCCCGACGACGGCCTGTTCCCGGTCGCGGACGCCTGGGCCGGCGACCCCCTCAACCCCGCCCTCGACACCCCCACACCCGCGGCAATCGTCGCCACCCTCACCCGCCCCCAACGCGAGCAGCGCGTCCACGCCCTCATCGCCCAAGCCCACCGCATCCACGCCGACGGCATCGCCGCCCACCGCGGGGACCGCACCATCACCGCCACCTGCCTGCTGTGGTCCGGCGGCCACGACTCCACCCTCCTCGCCCACCTCATGCGCACCCACGTCACCCACGCCGTGCACGCCAACACCGGAATCGGCATCGAGCAAACCCGGCAGTTCGTCCGCGACACCGCCGCCGCCTGGAACCTGCCCCTGCTGGAGCGCCACCCACCCGCCGGATCGACCTACCGCGAGTTCGTGCTCCGCCACGGCTTCCCCGGCCCGGCCCAGCACCACCGCATGTTCCAGCGCATCAAGGAACGCGCCCTGCGCCAAGTCCGCCGCGAACTCGTCACCAACGGCCGCCGCCAGCGCGTCGTGTTCGTCGCCGGCCGCCGCCGGGCGGAGTCCGCGCGTCGTGCAGGCAACCTGCGGCGCGGCCGCACACCGATCCCGCTGCACGAGCGCGAGGACTCGGTGATCTGGACGTCCCCGATCGCGAACTGGACCACCCTGGACATGAACACCTACCGCCTGATGCACCCCGACCTGCCCCGCAACCCGGTCGCCGACGTGCTGCACATGTCCGGCGAGTGCCTGTGTGGCTCCTACGCCAAGGACGGCGAGCGGCAGCAGCTGCGCGACTGGTACCCGGAGGTGGACGCCGAGATCACCTCCCTAGAGCAGGCGGCACGGGCAGCAGGGGTTCCTGACCCGCTGGCCACGTGGGGCTGGGCGGCACCGCACGTCACCGCGGTGCTGGAGGGGCGTGAGGTCGTCCCGGCGATTCGGGCACTGCTCAAACCCCCCACAGCGGCGGCCGGCGCCTTGTGCTCGTCGTGCCCGGATTTGTTCAGTGACTACGCGGAGCGGGCGGCGTGACCGCCCCCGACAGCCCGCCGCCGTCGCACGATCAGGTCGTGGCCGAGGTGCAGGCCCGGCTGGCTCGCATCCAGGACCGGGACGCGGCGCGGGAGTTGGTGTCGGCGGAGGTGTCGCGTCGGCCTGCCGATGAGTGTGTGGATGCGGCGATGGCGGTGCTGTGGCCGCTGGTGGTGCGGGCGCGGGAGGCCGCCGAGGCCGCCGAGGTCGTCCCGGCGGATCGGGACGCGCTGGCGCTGGTGGTGGCGGAGCTGATGTCGACGGCGGACACGCGCCCGGAGGCTGTGGAAGCGGCGGTCGATCGGGTGGTGGGCCTGTTCGCCCCGGTGCTGGCGGAGGCCGCCGGGATGCGCGCTGACCTGAGCATCCGCTACCACGCGCTGGCCGACGCTCTGGGCGTGCCGCGCGACGACGACCAGGTGCGCGGCTACTACACGGCCGTGGACCTGGTGGCCGCGCTGCGGGCCGATGTGGTGCGGCTGGGCGAGGAGGTCCAGGGCTACCAGGTCGGCGACCGGTACGCGATCGGCCACGAGCACGGTGTGCAGGCAGCGGTGCAGGCCCTGCGGATCTACGCCCGCGAGCGGGACGAGCTGCGCGCCGAGGTGGAGGAGCTTCGCCGGATTCGGGAGCACCTCGTCCGGTCCCTCGCCCTCGCCGCCGCTCCTCTGGGCGTCACCGAGACCGACGTGCGCGAGGCCCCGCACACGCACGCACGCCAGATCGCCGCAGCCCTCGCCTCGAGAGGAGACCAGCCGTGAAGACGTCCTTCAACACCTCGACACCTCGACACCTTCGACGGAACGGACCTGCCGTGAAGCACACGCTCCTGCACCACGCCATCCTCATCGCGATCGCCGACGGACACGTCACCATCGCCCCGACCGACGACCCGCGCGACTGGCTCATCGCACCCGACCTGCCCTCCGACGCTCGTCGCCAGCGCGCTGTGAGCGACGTGTGGGAGAGCGGGCTGGCGACGTCGACGTCCGACCCGGACGTGGTTCTGACTCCGGCGGGCGTCGAGGTGCTGGCCGAGTGGGACAGCGGACTCTGCTGCATGGGCCTCCTCCCGCCGCGCCGTCGCCCCACCGCCCTGCCCGCCCTCGTTGTGGAGGAGACCACCGATGCCCGCTGACACCCCGCCTGCCCGGCCGTACGCCAAGAGCGCCTACGACGAGCCGCTGGCGCACCGCATCATCGACGACCTCATCCGCCGCTGGGTGAAGAGCCACATTGCCATCGCCGACGCCACCTCGGCCACCGAGGAGCTGCGCGCCGGTGTGCGGCACGCCGCATCGCACCTCGATGAGCACTGGGTTCACCTGGTGCCGGACATCGCCGACGCGCTGCGACGGGCAAACCTGCTCACGAGCGAGGAGACCACCCATGCCTGACACCCCGCGCACCTTCTGGCTCGACCGCCGCACGGACGTCACCGGCGCGTCCGGCACCGGCCACGTCGCCGACGGAGTCCTCTGGCCCGACGGCACCGTCACCATCAAGTGGCTCGGCCGCTACGCCTCCGAGGTGTCCTGGCCCCAGGGCATGACCGCTGTCGAGGCGATCCACGGCCACGACGGGCGCACCACCGTCATCTGGCACGACAACCCCCTTCAGGACGGACGAGCCAACTCGCAGGGCGGTGCGTGATGGGCGACACGAGATGTGACCTCACCGATCTCCTCGTCGAGCAGTGCGCCTGCCGCCAGCATCGCGCCGGGCGCACCGTCGAGGAGGAGGCCGCGCGCGAGCAGCACGCTCACCGCGCCCGCCTGCTGGCCGGGCCCGGCTGGTTCCCCGCGCAGTTCCCCGGCAGGTGCGGGCAGTGCGGCCACGGCTTCGAGGCGGGGACCGCGCTGCGGCTGCCGTCGCCGCTGCCGCTGGGGTGGCTCGCTGAGTGCTGCTCGGACACCCCGGCGGGTGGTGTGCGGTGAGCACCAACCCCCTCCCGCTGGAGCAGATCGACACCGATGCCGAGTACGACGGCATCCGCCTCTCCTGGCTCGGCGACGAAACCGAGCAGATCGCTGTTCTCACCGACGACCCGGAGCAGGCGCTGGCGGTCGCCCGCCGCCACCTCGACACGATGCGGGCCGCGTGGCGTGCCGCAGGCCACCGCGACGGCGACCTCACCTGGACGGTCGACCTCGCGGACGCGTCGCCGCGCTGGGCCACGGTGTGGGACACCTGCGGCTGCGGCGCCACCTGCACCCACCTCGCCGAGGACGACGAGCACGGGTGCGCCCGCTACGGCCTCCCGCCGTGCGTGAAGCCGGGCTCGTGGGAGAGCCACCCCACGCCGCGCTGGACAGCCGAGTGGTGCGAGGAGCACACGCCGGGTGCGGTGCCGATGACGATCCTGGAGGTGTCCTGCTCGTGACCACCAACCCCACCCCGGACGGCGGCGTGCTCGCGGCCGCCCGGTGGATCGCCCGGCAGCACCTCGACGCGCCGATCGTGGACGCCATCGCCGACGCGCTCTCCGCCGCTGGGTTGCTGAGGGAGACACCCATGCCTGACCGAGCCACCTACCGCATTCCCGCGACCGGGGACGTGTACGCCAACCCGTACCTCGCGTGCTGCCGCTGCGGGAAGCAGGTCACCCACTGCGAGGGACCGCCACCGTCCAACATGCCGTGCGGCCACCACGCCGACTACCGCAGCCTGTGCCCGTCGTGGGGACCGGTCGAGGGGTGCGTGTGCAACAGCATGGGCCTGCCCGGACACGGCCTCCCGCTCGCCGCTGCTGGGGAGGCCCCCCGTGGCTGACGACCTGTACCCCCGCGTCGACTCCGATATGAGCGGCGTCACCGTCGAGCGGTTCCGGGCCGTGCTGCTCGAAGCCGTGCACGACCTGAGCGCAATGCAACCCGAGGCGCTGCGGGAGCCGCTGTCGCTGTGGCTGCGCGCCACAGAAGAGAGGTCCCGCCGCGAGGGGTGGCGCCACCTGCTGGGGCGCGACGTGGTGGCCGCGTGGAACGCCGCGGTGGCCGTGCTCGTCCACCCCGGTCCCGGCCCGGCCCCGGAACCGCAAGACCTCCCCGCTGCTGAGGACCTGCACCCCCTCGCACCGGTCTGGGCCGCCATCGCAGACGAGCTCGACCGGCTCGCCAACCTGCCCACCCCCATCCTCAGCTTCGAGGCCCGCCAGCTCCTGCACACCCGCGCCCGCCAACTCAGGAAGTGGGCGACCTGGACCGTCGAGCAGCACGACATCGCCCGCGAGAAGGACAGCGTGCTCGGCCGCGAGTTCGCGTCGCTGCCGCACTCGTCTTCACCCGCCGCCACCGGGGAGGGCCTGTGATCCCCTCAACTGGCCAGACCTACCGGCTCAACCTGCCCCGCTACGACACCGCGTGGGAGATCGTCCGGGGCAAGCGCAAGCGCCTCGTGTGGGACACCCTCCGCGGCAACGCCCGACCCGGCCACTGGGCCATCCGCCACCGCGCCGTGAAGCAGGTCATCGAGGACGTCGTGCTCCTCGCCCGCCTTGGCCGCATCCCCGCCGGCGAGCACATCACCGTGCAGCTCCTGTGGGCACCCGGCGACCGGCGCCGGGCGGACGTGGACAACCTCGTCGCGCTCCAGAAGGTCATGTGCGACGCGTTGGCCCGCGGCCGGAAGGACTTGCCCGGCCTGCACCTGGTGCCGGATGACACGCCGGAGCACATGACGAAGCGGATGCCGGAGATCCTGCCGCCGCCGGCGTGCGGGCTGTGGCTGCTGGTGGAGGTGGCGTGATGGGCGCGGATCTCGCTGCTGGCCGCGGCAGCGTCACCGCCCGGCCCGTGCCGCTCACCGAGCAGCAGGGCCGCGTCGCACCCGCACAGCGCCGCCGGGCTGTGCGGGCCATCGCCGGAAACCACGCCCGCGACGCCGCCGACCTGGCCCTGTTGCTCGACGCACTCGGCCTCCGCCCCGAGGAAGGACTCAACCCGTGACCGCCAACCCGACCACCCTCGCGTCCCTGCCCGACATCGCCGAGGACATCACCTGGAAGCTCCGCGACGCCGGCTTCGACCCGGACACCGCCGTGCAGCGCCAGGTCCTCAACCTTGCCGAGGAAGTCGGGGAGTTCGTCGGCGCCTACCGCCGCTACACCGGGCAGGCCCGCCGCGTCGGCACCGCCGAGGAGATGCACGACGAACTCGCCGACGTCGTCATCACCGCGTTCGTCACCGCCGCCGAGATGAAGATCGACCTCGAAGCCGTGATCGCCGCGAAGCTCGCCAAGGTCTACTCCCGCGGCTGGAGAGACACCCGCCCGGCTTGACCCCGCCTGGCCCGGCGGGTCCGCCTCCACAGCCACCCGCCGGGCCAGCCCGCCCCAAACCCACGGATCGGAGCACACCCAGCATGGACCACCCCGCCGCACTCCTCGCCCTCCGCATCGCGACCTTCGAGGCGCTGCACCCCGCCTGCGACAACTGGTGCCAGCGCTCCGACGACGCCCTCGACAAGCGCAACACCGGCCGCGACCTGGTCCACCCCTGGACCGGCCAGCCCACCCCGAGCAGGTGGGCCGTCACCCGCGACACCAGAGCGTGGATCTCCGCCGGTCGCCACGCGATCACCCACGAGGCATTGAACTTCGGCGGGTTCCTCGCGCTAGCCCGGCTGTGCGGGCTCCGTGTGCCCGCGGGGGCGGTGCTCGCGGCCAGCGCGGTCAACGTGATCACGCACGCCGCCCTGGACCGGGGTCCGCTGATGCGGGCGTTCGTCCGGCTCACGCGCAAGCAGGGGTACGTGGACTTCGGGACGGTCGTGCGGCAGCCCGGCGAGCCTGCGGGGACGGTGGGGCCGGGCACGGCGTGGATGGTGCTGGACGACGCCGCGCACCGGGCGCTGGCCGTGCTGTCCGCCGCGGTGCTCGTCGCGGTTGCCCGGCGCCGCTGAGTTCGCCGTTGCTGGTCTGCGCCCCGGTCGTCTTCGACGCGGCCGGGGCGCTCTGCTGTCCAGATGTTGCCCAATCGCGTGAGTTGACATCACATGAGTTGAACTCATACGATGTGTGCAACAGGTCAACAACACGAGGAGCCCACGATGGCCCAGTACGACCTCACCCCCACCCTCACCCGCGTCATCGCCGCCGGCGGCACCCGCGAACAGCTCCTCGCCGCCCACGACCGCATCATCACCATCGCGGGCAACCCCGTCGCCTGCAACCGCGCCGCCCAATCCGCGGCCAACGACCTCGCCAGCACCCTGGAGCAGACCCGCGCCGCCGAGACCAAGAAGGCGGCCACGCAGCAGGAAACCGCAGCACGCAAGCAGGAGATGCACGAACAGGTCCGCGCCGGAAAAACCCTGTTCACCAACATCCAGGGACAGTGGCTCGTCGTCGGCCCCCTCGCCGACCTGCGCACCTACAGCCCCGTCACCGTCACCAAGCGCGACGGCACCACCGAGACCGTCAGAGTCGGCCGTGTGCTGCGCTCCTTCCCCGACGCGGCCGTGCCCTACAGCGTCGCCGAGTTCACCCGGGTCCGCGCCGAACGCCCGATGCACGACTCCGACCGCCCGAGCGGCGGCCGGTGCGCCTCGTGCAGCCGCTACAGCGACGAGCTGACCAGCGTCCCCGACGGCTCCGGAATCCTGGGCCGCGTCTGCTCCCGCTGCGCGGACCACGACCCGATGGAGCACTGCTTCGGCTGACCACCACCCACCGCTTCCACGATCTGCGAGGACACCGCCATGCCCACCGTGCCCATCGAAACCCCCCGAGGCGTCGAACACGTCGAACTCGACGACCTCAGCCCCACCGCCGCCGCCATCGCCCGCATCTGGTCGGCCAACGACCTGCACACCCCCTGCTCGCTGCACCTGGAGTCGGTGCGCACCATCCGCGAGATGGGCATCGACCCCGAGACCGCGGCCGTCTGGCACACCCCCGACGCCCTGGACCGCCCCCACCGCACCATCTGGGCCAACCGCATGGTCTGGCCCCGCCGCAGGCCCGACGCCCGCCCGTGGACGCTGGCCAGCCTGCTGGAGGAGCACGCCGCGGCGCTGCCCCTGGGCTACCGGCCGATCGCGCCCGCCCACCTCGACCTGGACCTCGACGACGACGCGCTGGTCGACGACACCGACTACATCACCCGCGAACAGGTCCTCGACCTGCTGCGCACCCTCGGGCGGCCGATCAGCAAGGCGACCCTCTACAACTACACGAAGAACCCCCCGGCGGGCTGGCCCGGCATCGCCCACTACGTCGGCCGCACGCCCCGCTGGTCCCGCACCGCCATCGAGGGCTACGCCCGCAGCCGATGAGAAAGCAGAACGCCATGAGCACCCCGCAGCACTGGCACTACGCCACCATCACCCTCGTCCCAGAGGACGCGCGGGCCGAGTCGATGATGAGCGAGGAGACCACGCTCGACCGCGACCAGGCCCACGCCAAGATCCAGGACATGCTCGACCGGCTCCCCGAACTCGCCCAGCTCGCCGACACGTGGCGGCGAGGCGCGAAGGACGACTGGGTGACCTGGGGCGGCCTGCTGAACTTCACGATCTTCGAGTGCAGCCCGCACGGCTGCGCCACCGCGACGCAGGCGCTGCTCGACGACTACGCCGCCACCCTCCGCGCCGCCGGCGTCCCCAACGTCAACGTCGTCCGCATCCCCGACACCTGGTAGCCCCGCCGCGCCGGACCGGGACAGCGAGAAGGCCCCCACCACGGTGGGGGCCTTCGTCGTGCCGAGGTCACGCAACCAGCGGCACCTGAAACACCAACAAAAATGCGATCACCACAAACACCGGAAACACCACCCGATGCTCCACAACCCCACCCGTCCGGAAACGAAGAACACGCGGCGGCCGAATCTCGAACCACGTCTCCCCACGAATCCGTAACGGAAACAGAAACGGGCACCCCGACAACGTCACCGCATCCCCCAAGCAGTGCACGAAACACCCGGTCCCCGCCGCGATCCCCAACCACACCCCGATCCCCGCCAGCTCCCCAGGGAGATCCCCACCGGCCGATCCCCACACCGCGATCCCCGCGATCCCCACCACCGGAAGCACCCAGTCCCCAAGTGCATCCCTCGCCAGCGCGGTCCCCAGCACCACGGTCCCCAGCACGAACCACATCCCCAGTCCCCTCGTCCCCGCGGCGACGAGGATCCCCACGAGGACCGCGAACAGCAGCGTGTGCGTGGCGTGCCGATGCTCCCCACGATGCCGCTCGTCGCGGGGACCCCGCGTTCTCGCGTACAGCCACCGGCTTCCCGCCCGCAGCGCCGTCGACAGTCCGCCCGTCACCGGACCCAGCAGCCGCGACGCCCGCGCACCAGGATGGTCTAGGTCCGGGAGCAGCGCGAACCCCGCCGTCACTCCCGACAGGACCACGGCCTGCGCTGCGGTGTCGACCGCGACCGGTGCCAGGGCGAGGCCGGCGCACAGGCCGGTGAGCGCGTGGGTTCTTCCCATCATGGGGACCACCTCCGTGGGGATCTGGGGATCTGGGGATCTGGGGATCTTCCGTGCTTGGTGGGGACCTGACCGTGGGGACCGCCCCGGTGGGGACCTGCCACTCCAGCGGGGATATCCCCGTGGGGATCCGTTCCCGTGGGGATCTGGGGACCTACCTCCAGCGCCGGGACCTGGTCCCCGCGCAGTACGGGCACACGAGGAGATCCCCGTCGTTGCGCCATCCCCGGTACCGCAGGTCCCCGATCCCCACGTCAACGTCTCCGACGTCGAGATCCCCACGGGTACCGCATCCCCGGTCGCACTCGAACAGCACGTTCCGCAATTGCGAACCGAGCAGATTGTGGGAATAGCACAGGGTGATCCGGTCGTTCGATCCCCACCCGTTCTTCCGCATGTCCCGCACGTCCATTCCCGCGGTGCGTTTCCGGATCGGCGCGGTGGGGACGTGGCCGGGGTGGTGGTCGTGGTGTCCGCAGCGGGCGAGGACGAAGTCCACCTCCCGCAGTTCGGGTGCCGCCGCGGGCGCGGCCGGAGCGGGGACGGCCGCGTCGTCGGGGCGGACCCCGGTCGGGGCGGGGCGCTCGTCGGTGGTGCGGAACCGCCACACCACGAACGCCACGAGGAGGATGACGAGCGCGAGAGCGCCGGACTGGTCGGTCTGGGTGGCCTGCACGAACGGCCTCCGATCTCACTGTGAGTACACGGCGGGTGGGGTGGTGGGCGGTGTTCCTGCAACACGAGGGCCGGACACGGTCTCCGGGGTGTTTCCGCAGGTGACCGGGGCGGAACGGTGTGTCTGCGCGGGCTGTTGCAGGTCTTGCAGCCTACCCGATTTGGCCGTGTTTTCGCAGGTCACAGCCTTGACGGTGTTGCAGGTGGTGTTGCAGCCGTCTTGCAGGCTCCTGCAACACGACACGGGTGGTCCTGCAACACACGGCGAAGCCCCTTCCGGGACACCGGAAGGGGCTTTCGTGACGATCCGTAGTCGCCGTGGGGGTGCGGTCACGACCACGCGGCCCGCAACTGGCCCGCCCGCACCGACATGCCGGCCTCGCGCTTCACGAACTCCACGCCCGCCCCCGCCAGCCCGGCCGCCAGTTCACGGGCTCGTGCTCGCAGCACCGCGGTGTCCGCGTCCTGCGGCACCCAGCCGATGCGCCGGGCCAGCTCGCCCGCCGTCAGCCACTGCTCGTCCGGCACGCCGCGCACCGCCGCCCGCACCCGGCCCACCAGGTCGACTGCGTCGTCCAGTGCCGCCTGCAACTCCTCGGCGTTGGACGGCACGGCCGCCAGCGCCTCCACGCTCGGCGTCCGCACCGGCGCCGGCCACGACATCACCGGCGACGGCAGCGACGCCGCAGCTGGAGCTGACGGCGTGGCCACCGGCGTCGCGCCGGCCATCAGCGCCGCCAGTCGCTCTTCCGCTGCGCGCTGCGACACCTGCGCCGCGTCCGCACCCGCAGCAGGCAGGTGCTCCACCGCCGCCAGCCGGTCCGGCTCGTACAGCTGCGACGGCGGCAGCGCCTCGAACAGGTCCTCCACGAACGGCCCGTCACCCGCCTTCTCGGCATCCTCGCGGCGCGGCGCCCAGTCCAGCACCACCTCCATAACCCGCGAGCCCTGCCCGCACATCAAGCCGCGCCCGGAAATCTTCGGCAGGAGCTTCGGGTTGTAGGGCAGACCGGGGATGAGGGTGCCGGAGATGTTGCTGGACACGTGCATCGCCAGGAGGTTGCGCACCGGTAGGTTCGACCGCAGCTGCTCCGACCCGCCGAACGTCTTCTGCTCAGGATTCTGCGTCACCGCCGTGATCTTCATGTTGAGCTTGCGGATCCGCTTGGCCAGCGCCCCGTAGGGCACACCGAGCCGAACGTTCGTGCCGGGCAGCAGCGCCGCGAACACCTGATCGCACTCCTCGATGTAGGCGTCGATGCCGGGTGGGACGACTCCGCCGCACGGGCAGTTCGGGTTCGGGTGCTCCCCGCCGGGCAGGCACGGCGCGGTCGTCCACCACGTGATCTTCCCGACGCGGTGGGCTGCCATCCAGGTCTCTCGCAGGTCAGCGGCGGCCTCCAGCCATCGCAGCATCGGTGCCGACGCCTCCTCTCCGAGCCCCAGGTAGTCGGCGTGCTCGACCAGCACCGGCGACGACGCGCCACGCTGCGGGTCCAGGAACGCGATCTGGAACCCCAGCTTCTTCGACCCGTAGGCCAGCGCGTCCACGAGACTGGACTTGCCCATGCCCGTCCCGGCGACGATCGCCCCGGACCAGGCTCCGTCGCGATCGGCGTGATCCCAGTGGGCGTCGGAGCCGTCGTCGAGGTAACCGCCGATGCGGACCCGGAACGGGTTGTCCTCGGCAGAGGCGAGGGTGGCGGTGACGCGGCGACTGACCGCGGTCGAGGCGTTGAGGTTGATGATCTGCGCGCGGAGCTGGGAGCGGTCGATCAGCGTGCCGTCGGTGGGCTGGTCGAACACGATGTCCTGCCCACCGGTGTCCGGTCCGGGCAGGGCGAGCTTCAACGTGCCGACGATCTTGGAACGGGCGGTGTTGGCAGCCTCCAACGTCACCCCCTTGGGCCCGGACTGCACGACGAACGAGATCCGGCCCTCCGCGTGCAGGCGCGGCGTGGTGAGGTGCGTGCCGGGCAGGTGGTGCACGGCAACCCCCGCGGCCCACCGCTGCACGTACTCGGCGACGTTCAGCGGGTCATCGGACACGATCTCCCCGTCGATGACGCTGTCCGTGGTGTCGACGACCTCCTCGGCGCGCAGGGCGGGCGGCACCTGCTCACGGAGCGTCTTCAGCTCGCCCCGCAGCGCGTGCCACGCAGCCGCGCGCCGAGCCATCCACGGACCCACGCCGATCGCGGACGCCACCCAGTAACCGCCCACGATCAACGGGTGCCCGCCGAACAGCGCCAGCGCCGCACCCGCGCCCGCCGATCCGAGCAGGACACGCTTCAGCGCTGGCAGCGCCTCGAACGTGCCGGTCTTCGCCATCGTCAGCAGCACCGCGCCCGTCGCCACCGTCGAGGTGACCGCGCCCGCGCCGACGCCCACGAGGAGCATGTCCGCGCCGCCCACGGCCATCGCCGCCATCATCTGCGAGTGCAGCGCCGTGCCCGCGTACGTCGTCACCCCGACTGCCCCGGCCGGCAGGAGCACCAGGGATCGTTCGGTGCGGGCGCGCTTCGACAGTGCCAGCACGCCCTCGGGCACGTCGTAGCGCGCGATCGTGGTCGACGCCTGGTCGGTCATGGTGCTGACTCCTCGCTGGTGGTGCAGGTGGGTGCTTCAAGGCGTGGCCCCTGCGCTCCGCCGTGACGCGGGTGTGGACCGGGTTCGTCCAGGCGCAGGGTTCGGGTCAGAGGTTGGTGACGGATTCCTTGTCGCCGGTGGACGGCACAGCGGCGTACGCCTCAGCGACCTTCATCGACTCCTCCAGCGCCGCGTCCGCCGCAAGGGCCGCGTCGGCGGCCCTGCCCAGCAGCTCCATCGCGAGGTTGCCGTTCTCGACGGGCGGGCCGGACCAGTCGTGGCCGCTCATGTCGGCGATGGTCGCCTCGCAGGAGCTGGCACCCTGCTGCACGGTGCTGGCGATGCCCTGCCAGAACGCGCGGTAGGCGCCGAGGCCGCCTTCTCCGGTGGTGACGGTCGTGGTGGTGGTTTCGGGGGTGCTCACGGGGTCCTCCAGTTGACGACGATCGTGGAACTTTCAATTTCCGCCTGACCGCTGGACGCGGCAGGAAGAGCAGGGGGCGGCTCACGGTCGGTTCGGGTCGCGGTGGCCCGCACCGGCGAGCGGGGCTCGCCCTCGCGCGGCCACCGCGACCACCCGAACATCACGTGCCGCCAGCGGGGCTCACCGGGCACGTAGTACCGCTCGTACGCGCCGCGGGTCGCCGACACCGCGTCGACCGCGACCAGCCGCACCCACACCAGCACCA